AATCTTGAACCCTTATTTTTGCTGTTTATTGACATAACAAAATTTATCTTTATACTTAATAAGACCCTTACCTTTCAAGATTCTACGAACTGAAGAGATATGAATCGGTAATATGTTAGCTATCTCCCTTACACTCAAACCTTGGTTATAAAGGTTATGTACATCGTTATAATAAATAATCTTATTTGGAGTTGGTAAACAACCATCAAACCAAGCCTGTAAGGTATTATCTAACTCGGTGCCCCATTTAAGATTTTTAACTCTGCAATCCCTTTTGTTATTATTGAGGTGCATTACTACTGGTAGACCATCCGGGTTAGGAAGGTAAATAGTAGCTACTAAACGATGTAATAACCAAGATTTTAAATCTATCTTACACTTTAGATAACTATCGGGTTTACCATCCGAATATACGGAAATCCTTACCCATTTAAAATCCCCAAGATATCTGTAAACTCTACCATTTTTAGAAACATAATACTTATGACCTGGTACATTGGGTTTCCATTTAGGCCTAAGTATTATGTTTCTACCCTGTTTTATAGCAGAGTATAAATTACTAAAAGTTTTCATCTTCCTGTCTTGTTAAAGTTATATATCCTTATAGTAATTGGTACCTACTCAGGCCTTGGGTCTTTTCCACTTGCAAAATTTTAGTATTACCTAGAGGAAGAGAATCTAAGTGGGTTATCAAGAATAAAGTTTTCTCTTTGAATATGTAACGTATTAAGGAAGTAACTATTTCTATGTTATCTGAACTTAGTGATTCAAATACCTCATCAAGGAATGCTAAGTTAATACCCTTAGAGGCAGTTAAAGCCTCATTCATTGCAAAAGCCATTGCTACACAGACCAATTGTTTCTCGCCACCCGATAGTTCATCGTAATCTATAATCATCCCATCTCTTTCAATAAGAGTAACAAATTCTTTTCTAGCAGTGCCCAAATCAATATTAAATTCAATCCTAAATCCCAATACCTCTGAATACTTATCAAGGCATTTATTTAAGAACTCAAGGGATGAATCAAATAGATAAGCCTTAATCCCATTATTACCCAATGGGTCATTAATTAACCAGTTATAATTCTCTAACTCTAACTCTTTATTGTGAAAGTCTTCATCAACCTTCCGTAAATTCTTCCTAATCTCCTTAAGTTTTTGTTTATACTTTGGAGACATGACCTTAAGCTTTTCTTGCTTGAGCTTAGCCAGGTCTTCGTCAATAGAAGCAATATCAGAAGCAATATCATCACAGTCTGATTTTAATTTCTTATACCTATCATTTACACTACTAAGTTCTTCCAACCTTTCTAATACCTCCTGATACTCCTTATCGTATTTATCAAGGTCAGAGAACGCTTTATATATTGATTTGGCATCACGTAATGCACGTTTGTAGTGACCTTCTTCTAACTGTATTACTAATTCTTTAATTACTTTCTTAAGAGGTACATTTGATAAATTCTTGGCATCTTTTATCTTACCCCTCAAATCAAGGATTAGTTCATTTTGTTTTTTAATCTTTATCTGAAGCGAAGCATCTACTTCATCCTTGATTTGTTTTTGTTTTTCAATTAGTAGCTTAGTTAGCTTTTCCCTATCTTGCTTTAACTCTCTTCTTTCTTCTTTGATTTTTTGCTTGAAGGATTTTTCTCTATCTCTCATATCGAAGTAAGCTTCCTTGTTAGCCTCTAATTCTTTCTTAAGCATTTGAGACTCATGCTCTACCTCGTTTATTTGAGATATCAAGTTATTTTTATCTTGTAATGCAATGCCTTTAGCAAGGTTTAAGAACTCTAAATCAAATACTTCTTCGAATATCTTTTTCTTATCCGAATTAGATTCTTGTATAAGTCTCTTTATACCCTGACCAAACATGATTGAGTTCATAAACAGAGTATATGATAAACCTATCTCTCTGTTTATAAAATCCTGTATCTTCCCCTTCCCTTTTATATCGACTATATCTCCATCTTTCATGAAGATAAGTCTGTCTTTGCCTTTAGCACCATCCTCAAGTACTTCATCATACTTTTGACATCTAACTACCTTATATGTATGAGAATCTTTCTGAAAATATACTTGTACCTTAGTACCCTTGTAATCTTTAGGCCTTACTTGCTTCCAAGTATTTACCTCAGAAACACCCTTTAGGTTTTTCCCATATATTGCCCATACCAAGGCAGAGAGAATAGTTGATTTCCCTTTCCCATTTGGGGCCTTGATAAGTATGGTACAAGTGGGGTTTAATTGTAGATGTAAGGATTCTATTGAACAAAATCCTTCTGCCTCTAAGTTTAAGAACGTTAACATGACTCAGCCTTTTTAAGTGTTTCAATTAATAGATTAGTTTTAACCTCATCTTTAATACCTTTCTCTCTTAGGTATCTCTTTGCTAGAGCTTTCTTAGAAAGTTGCTTAGTAATTTTATGGTTAGTATTTACTAAGTTACTAGTTTTCTTAGGTAAAACGGTATAATAATTGCCATCATCCTTAATACCCTCTTCGGATTCTACATCTACGAATTTAGGGAATTGCTTAAGGTGTACGAATTGCATTGATAAGTCTGAATAAATCTTCCAATATCCTAACTTACAACCTCTATCGGTTCGCCTTTGATGATTAGGTGCACCTATCATATAAACCTTCTTTGATAGTCTTTGAGGTTTATGTATATGACCACATAATACCAAATCAAATCGATTCAAGATATTTACATTGAGATTTTCTACAGAATCAACTTCCCTACCGTCGGTATCCTTTGCTCCAGGATAGTCAGTATGAAGAAGAAGTATGTTCTTTACATTCTTATCTAATTTGAGTTTCTTAAGATATTCACTTAGACCCACATTATTATCAATGTATGGAACTCCATAAATGTGGTAATCTCCATAAGAACACCATTTGATTCTAGTTAGATTAACACAGCTCATAAAATTCTTATGAAATACAAAAGGCCATCCCTTAGTTATCCTATCAATACGATTTACAGATTTCAAATCGTGATTCCCGTCTATATAAATCATTTTGAATTTTGGATAGTTACTCTCTAACCTATCAAACTGTTCAGCAATGAATATTGCTAAATCTTGGTCAATTGATTCTGGCTTATGAAATAAATCTCCACAGAACAAAGCAGGACATTTGTACTTTTCACATTGACCTGCAATAACGTCAAGGACCTTGATACTATTCAAGGTCCTATTGTTGTTCTCATTGAATTTTGCCCATAGATTGATGTGCAAATCCGAGAATGCTATAAATACTACTTCTTTATTCATGAAGAAAATCAATAATAAGTTTCTTACGAATATCCAAATTAGCTTCTCTTATACAGAGAACTTTAGTTTCACCATATATTGATTTGATTACTCCCTCTGTTGCACCGTATTCCAAGAGTTGATTCTTAAAAAAAATGTTCTTATAAATAGAAGATATTTCCTTAGTAGGTAAGAATCCCCACAAGTTCAATACGTTATCCATTATAGAAGATATTAAGAACTGGAAGTAATTGTTATCTATTCGTTTACCATTATCTTCCATAACCCATTCCTTTACCATGGCAGTAGTAAAGTCTAATAGGATAAGATGAGTACATTGTTGATTGAGTAACATCTTGCAAGTTTCGAAAAAGTGTTCCATTTCACATTTAGGAACATTCTTGGCTTGCTTGTAATAGAAATAGGCAGCTAAATCAAGATAGCTTCTATCTGTAACAAATCTATCCCTATCTCTGAACATTTTATTTCTTAGGTTCATTACCTGAAAATCTTCGAGTAACAAATCCTTTGAATCCCTTTCTAACATCTCTTTATGAGACATATCCTTTGTTTTAGGTATTAAGTCTGATACACTACCAGATATAAAATCCAATACTGGAGGGTATTCTGTTACATCAAACTTAATCATCCCGGGAACTTCTTTTGCTAAAGTGGTTTTCCCAACTCCACTTGCACCTGCAAACATTATTTTCATTCGGATAACTCTTTAAATGGTTTAATAAATTCTTTAGTTAGGAACGAAGCAAGAGAATACTCTATGCACAGTTTCCTAAATTTATCATAGTTGAAAGTCTTCTTTCTCTTGAGAGGTATCTTATCTAAAGGGACATTACCTACAAACCAGAATAAATCAATCAACTTACGATTCCTTTCCCAAGCTTCTTGGTACTCTTTATTAGGTTTAGCTTCCAGATATTTGTAGATTGATTTATACTCATCTAATATCTTTCTTGCAGTTACTGGACCTATACCCTTAAAACCTGGAATATCATCGGAAGTATCACCCACCATTGCAAGGTATTCAACGGTCTCATGTGAATGATAACCAAATAACTCTTTACAATTACCCATTCGAATAACTTCATCCTTTCTTGGATTTAATATCCTAACGTTCTTGTTTAGAAGTTGATTAAAATCCTTATCTGATGATACCAAGATTACATTATCCGAACGATAAGTATTAATAATTAGGTATGCTAAGAAATCATCTCCCTCATATTGAGTTTTATTCCTTTTATCAAATATATAAGAAATTCTTAGCATACCTAATATCTTCATTATGATTGCCTTTTGTATTTGCAAGGATTCATAATCAACCGATATATTTTTTCTGTGTCCCTTATAGTTAGGCAATAACTTATCCCTTACTGGTGAATGACCATTATCAAAGGTTATAACTACTTCGTTTGGTTCAAACCTTGTAAGATACATGTGAAGTGATTTGAAAAATCCAAATATTGCTCCACTTGGTTTACCGTCTGTGGATTTAAGTTTCTCGAACTTGTGAAAAGATTGATGGAGAATGTTCTCCCCATCAATCAATAATACTGTTTTCTTACTCATCGTCTTCCTCCTCGTCATCTGACTCGTTAAATGATTCATATTCTACTCCATCTACTGGATATAAATTAGTAGTCAATGCTACTATCTTCTTTCTAGTTGTACCGATAGTATTTATCTCAGCCTTCTTTAATAGTTTACGACGAAGTTCATCATCCTCTTCCAAAAGCTTTTGGAATTTCTCTTCACCTCTTGCAAGAGTTTTTCCTTTGAACTTATATACTCCACCTGAAGATTTTTCTATGATATCATTTTCTACCAATACATCCTCAAGAGCATAGCATCTATCAAAACCTACTTCATGGAACTTAGGATTGAAGTAAACTGGGCACTTACTGATTGTAGGTCTTGGAGGAGCAACTTTATTTTTAATAAGTCGGATTGTGACCAATTTACCAGCTTTCCGTTCTTTACCTTTCTGTTTAACAGTGATAGACTTGCCTGAGTAAAAGGCAGCTCTGATTGAAGCGTAGAACTTAAGTGCTGCACCTCCTGTAGTAGTTGTGTTATCTTTTCCAAATCCGACATTTAAAGCAGTTCTTAATTGGTTAATGTAAATCTGTGTAACTCCCAATCTATAGAATAATTCACTTCTGATACGGAAGTATTTATAAAGAGCTTTTGCTCTACCTCCCATTTCTGCTTTACCCTCTACCATTTTAGAATCTATGTTATCTGCACAATCCATAGCAGCAATAGAATCTATCACTAAGAGAATCGGTTCATTATTAGTTAATTGAGAACGTAAGTAAATTGCTAAATCTGCTACTGCGTCAGAAATATATTCAATTCGGGTATCGGTTAATACTGTAACTTTTTCTGGGTCTACCCCATTTGCTTCTGCCCAAGAGTTCATCCAAGATTGTTCAGCATCTACCCATATAACATGCCCACCAAGTTGTTGACAAGTGTATGCAAAATTATAAGCAATAAGGGATTTACCTGATGATTCTTCTCCAGCTACTTCAAGGACTTTACCAAAGGGTATACCACCACCAAAGGTATAATTGAGAGCAAAGAAAGTAGAGGGTAACCATAAGTTTGATTCTACTGTATCTGAAGCCAATCTCATGATACTACCATATTTCTTTAATATCTCATTTTTTGTTGGTACCTTTAAACCAACCTTAGTTTTCTTTGCCATATTAAATTCCTCTTGATTTTAAAATATTCATTGCCTGATTCAATACGTTTTTCTCTTCATCGGTAAACTTCATGAGACTACCATTGTCGAATACAAGTTCTACTATGTGATATCCCATGAAGGGTACTTCAGACCTCTCTCCATTGGGTAATTCTACTTTGGCATACATCCATGATAATATCATTTCTGCCATAAGAGGGTCTACCAATTCCAATATTAAAACGGGATGTTCCCAAAATTGATTAATTTCTGTATATTCTAGATTCTTTATATTTCTGCTTTATATTTCTGTTTAACCCTTTCAGAAAAATCCCTCACCTTTGCATAATCAAAGTCTGGCCCAATATCATTAATTTCACAAAATCTTCTTATAATCTTTGACTTATCTTCATCTGATAAGTTTGCCCAATATTCTTTTGATACCATAATGTAATGTATTTAGACTAAAGAAGGTGATAACTGAACGAATCTAATTACCACCTTCGAATGAAACCATATATTAACTAACCTTTAAATGTCGGATTTGTAACGTTTCTTCTTTTTCTTTTTGGGTTCATCATCTTCCATGTAATGGTCTTTGTGAACTCCCTTTTTCTTTTTCTTCTTGGATTTATCATCCTCATCATCATCTCCATGGTCTTCATTTAGATACTGTGAAAGCAAATCTTCCAACTCATCATAGGATTTTATTTGAGAACGAACTATCCCCTCAAGGTCAATTGTACCCTGATATTTCTTGTCCAATTTAGTTGGTTTGCAAGCACGGGCAGAATAAGTAGTATCTAGTTTACCAGACCCGGAACGAATTACCTTGATATCGTATCCAGTTTTCGGATCTGTCATATCACCTGCCTCATCTTCATCAAGGTAAAGGTCAATGATATCCTGGTATACTGAGCGAGGAACTAAAACTCCCTTATCTTTGCCTTCGTAATCTATCTTACTACCCTTTTCATCTGAGTAAATGATACCACCGATAACATATCTTCTTCTTGGTACCAGGTTCTTGGCAAGTTCCTTGTCATCTTCATCCTTGGAGTTTTTCAATTCTTGGTATTTCTCCATGAATGGGCAAGGTTCATCAAAAGTAGCCGGAGATATAACTCCTCCCAAATTGCCACCCAGGTAGAATTGAATAATTTCGATACCCAATTCTTGGTCATCACCCGGAGATTTAATTCTCATCCTCAGAGTTCCCTCTTTTGGATATACTAACCCACTACCATTTCCCTTGGATTCTAGCTGTTTCTTTCTAGCTAGCATCTTTTCTTTTGTAGAAAGTCCCTCCTCTGATGAAATTTTCTTTTTCTTCTTGTCTTTTATCATAATGATTAGTTTTAATTATTCGGTTCTGAGTAAACTACTTCGTTCATACTCAATACGGTAAGAACGTTTTTCTCTAAAAGTTGTTTGAGAGCAGGAGATAGTTTGTCCGTTTCGAATTCAAGTTCTTTACCTGCATACAAACCATAGGTAACTATTCTACCTACAGCAACCAATTCTCGGTAGGTTTTGTATTCTTCGGTAATTTCCCCACTCTTTACTACAACCCCTTTACGAGGAACTCCCTCTTTTACTTGTTCAGGGATAATCAAACCGGATTTAGTTTGATTTACCTCCTTTGGAGATAAAATAAGTACCCGGTTTTCTGTTGGGCATCCAGGTAATTCTTGATTAAATTTCTCAGCTACAAGAGGTGAGATAAATGTCATTGAATAATTCATATTCTAATACTGTTTTTAAAAGTTAGTAATTGTTTATAGTTCAATGGGTTAACCCTTTCTTAGATTCGCATTAATAGTTCTTAGTATATTCTCCCGACTCTCATAGGCTTTACATATAGTTATGAACTTATTTGCTTTTTCTACAGCTTTCAAATACCTTTCATTGATAGAAGAGTATTTCTTGTTAAGGTTTGCCTTATGAGATACGTATTCATTATTCCATCTCTCATTAGCATCCTTATAATATAACCAGGCATTCGAATAAGCTTCTTCTTTTTCCCTTGCTAGAGCATCTCTTTCTTTTATATACTTATCTCTCAGGGAAGCAAGTACATAATAACTAGAAGGAGATTCTCGTAGCTGAGAATTGATGATATTCTCATTGATAGATAATTCCTTTTGAATATCAATCTCAATAAGTTTACCTTCAAATTTAACCTTTAGTTTTTTCAGTTCCGTCTTCATAAACTTCTAATAGGTTTTTAAAGTCTTCTTTACTAAATTCCCCTTTGCTTATTGATTTAGTTACTTGAGCAAAAGCCATTTGATAAGAGAGTTTCATACCTGGCAAATTAAGAAGAGATTTATAGATGCTTATCTTATCTACCAAAGCCATTAATCTTAAGTCGCATAAGTTATCAGTACCACCTCTATCGAGTAAGGCTAAAAATGCAGCCCAATAAATATGGGTAGCATCTTCATAAGCAAGTTTACCATCCTCATCTGTAGCCATTACTTTAAAAGCCAATCCCTCTAAAGTAGTAAGATTAGTTTGTACTTGAGATAACTGGGTCTTTAATCGGTTAAGTAACATCTTTTCTTGTCCACTCAACCTTAGATTAACCCCATCTAAATACTTAAGTAAATTTTCGATAGAATAACCTAAACACCCTGCAACCATATAAGTAAGGGCAGTTAGCTTACTTGCATTATCAATCTCTTTCTGTGTTGCCATAATCTCATAAATTTATATTATTTATGTAGACATAGTATCCTCTCTTTTCGATGATGTAATGGTTGATACAGATTCTGAATGCTTCAGATTAGTTTTACAATTGGGGCATTGTACTATCATAAAATAATCCCCAGATTTTTTATAAACCCCAAAAGTTTCACTGGTATCATATTCAAATTCGCAATCACAATAAGGGCATTTAGCTCTCCATACCGTGGGTCCGTTCAAAATCTTTTTCATATTGCTTCATTTGTTTGTTAAAACGTTTCTTATACTCTGAAATAGGTATGTGTTTATATTTTTTATGTTCTTCCATATATTCTTCTACTGAGAAATCAGGTTCTAACATTTTCTTATAATCATAACCCGGAATAAAAGGTAACTCTTCTGCCATTGACCTACCAATAACAAACTCCATGTCCATTGTGACATCATCTATCTGAAAGCCGAAGTATGGCTTAGTTAATGGGTTCCTATAAATTTGCCACATCTCATATATACTCCAAGTATTAATATTCTCTGGTTTAGTAATCTGATAATTAGCATCATGTACCAAACATACAGACTTAGTAGAGGGTAATTTACCTTGTCTCATTAAGTAGTATATGAGAATACTTCCAAATAAACACATATCAGATGCTGCTGATTGACATGGGAAATTTAATGCTAATCTCAAAGCATAAGCTTCTTCTCCCTTATCATTTGAATATATTTGGGGTAATCTTCTTTTCCTCCCAAATAATGATACCAGATGCCCATTCTTTCTAAGGAATTTCTCTTGTTTCTTCAAGAAGGTCTTCAACTTGGGGTGTTGACCAAAGAATATGTCCATTTCCTTTTGGGCTTCTTCTGGTGTAACTATAATACCAGATTTTGGGTCAGATAGTTTTACTGCTAGTAATTTTGCACCAATTCCATAAATAAGTCCAAAAGCAATTTGTTTAGCTTGCTTTCTTCTCACCTTCCATATCTTATGTTCTGGATGATTTTCATCCTCATATATCTTAAGAGCTTCTTCATAGGGTATATGATATTTAGTAGCAGCAATTGCTAAGTGAGGGTCCTGACCAGAGTTAAAAGCATTAAGATAAGTTTCATCTCCAGATAGATGAGCCATAATTCTTAATTCTGCCTGGCTAAAATCACTAGCAATATATAAGGTTCCTTTAGGAGCTTTTAATTGTAATTTAATATTGGGGTCTACGGATGTCTTGGGAATTTGTTGAGCATTGGGTTCTGCAGAGGATAATCTTCCACTTGTAGTCCCATGAATAAGAAATCTTCCATGTAATCTATCATCATCTTGAACTTTTTCATTCCAACCCTCTATATAGGTTTTATACATCTTCTCTAAACCTCGTAATTCAAGAAGCCTATCAAGGAAAATTGCCTTAGGTGAATCTGGTTTTTTAACGGTTAACCTTAGATTAGTAAGAGTCTCTTCATCTGTACTTGGTTTACCGGATTCATTATTCTTAATTACCTCAAAATGAAAACCTTCTTCCGAATACATCAATGTAGGTAAATCAACTGAACTACCCAAATTAATAGGTCTTATCAATTCTTGTTCCTTTTTAGTTGTGAATATACCAGCCTTGATATTTGAGATTTTCTGTTCCCTTGATACAATCTTTCGTTTATCTTTTGGATCATTATAATCTAGCTCCTCAAGTTCAGCTTCGATAGATTGAATATATTTATCAATCTTTTCTTGGTTATACTTCTTTTCGAATTTCTTTACTCTTGGCAAATCATATATAGCTTGTCTAGCCGCATCTATTTTTGGTTTATATGTTTCCAGTAGTTGATTATTGAACTCTCTATCTAGATACAAACCATTCTTCTCTACTGAAGTGAGTACCCTTGATGCAGACATAATTAAATTCCTGAAGGTACTGTACAAACCAAGGTCAATCAGCTTCTTTTCAAAGAATATCATTAACCTAAGAGTATAATCCGTATCTTGACATCCATAATGGCAAAGTGGGTCTAACTCTTTTTTATCCCAAGGTATTTTATCGAAAGCATCTTGCTTCTCATAATTACCATACTCTGGTAAATACCTTCTTACCATTGATTTTAAATCATTAGGTTTTTCCTCGTTTAGTAGATATTTTGCAAGCATACCATCTAAACAAGTACCTCTATAGAATATTTGATATTTCTGGTTTATCTGGTCATCAAATTTCCAGTTCCATGCAACCTTGGTTATCTCATAATTCTCAATTACCTCTTCCCCAAATTTCCTTAACATCTTCTTCCAGTTCCATCCCGGTGAAGTATATTCTTTTGTTTGGAAATGGTCTAATGGAATAGAAGCACCAAACCCTGGCATCCAAGATACTGATAGAATAGTTGGCTTAAAACCCCTATTATATATGGGTGAACCATCAGTTTCATAATCCACACTGGCATATCCGGTATACTTACATAGTTCAATAACTTTTTTAAGCATACGTTTGTTCTTAATAATTACATATCTAGTTTGCATGATTGATGTCTCCCATCTTTAACACATTGTTGAATATTCTCAGATTGAGTACCCCAGTAAAGATTTTTATAAAAATTATTCTTAGGATTATTATCTTTATGACATACAAATGGTTTATTTAATGGGTTAGGTATATAAGCTAAAGCTACCAACCTAGACACTTGTACATAATGTCTTTTACGGAAATCATCCTGTATTACTAACCTATAATATCCCTTATGGTTAGTTATTCTAGTTAATTCCCTCCAATAACCCACTCTGTTTAAATCTCCAACACCAGTTTTAGATTTTCTACCTAATCCAACTCTTCTTCTGGTATATACCCGACCTCGTTTAGAAACATAATAACCAGAAAATCCAGGTATATTATCCATGAACCTTTTACGCAAGATTACTGGAAAAGATGATACATGTTTTTTCTTCATATATTTATAAATAGAAAAAGGGACATACCCACCAGTAGTAGATACATCCCTCATTATTAGTATTTCTCTTGTAAGTCTTCCAGATTAGAAGCTAATGCTGTCCAATCTTTCTTATAAGCATGAAGAGAATCAATAGTATGATATAGATAACCTGGTTTTACTCCTACCTCTTTAGCTACATATTGCATGAGTCTCCATGCAAGATATACATCATTACCGAAATGTTGTACAAAGTCCGAACTTCTTTGATGATAGCAAATATGTAATACCTTCTCTCCTTTACCATTCTGACGGATAAGGAAATCATAATACATTGAGCAAGGTATACGTTTACTTCCATCAAGGAATCTTAAATCTGTACCATGGAATATAGGGAGTACTGCTTTACGAGTATCATTATCCCTCTTAAGAAGTTCAATAACTGATTGCATTGCTGAATCACAGTTAAAAGAAGTACTACCATAAATGTCTAACGAGTTCCAAATACGCTCTGGGTAGGTGTAATCAAACTTACCATTCACCAAAAACTGTTCCCATAAATCTTTTCTCAATTCCCAAGCTTTACCTGGATTTAAATCATACCAACCAATTCTTTCTTTAAACTCGGCATCTGCCCATTCCTTTGAATGAGAGAATATGAATAACCATACTGGGTCTCCAAGTGAAGTTAAACAATATTGTTGGCAAATGAGTTCTTTTGTAATAAAATCCTCATTACCTTCAATCACTTTATTTTGATAGGTCTTTGGTTTTACAGTTTGACCATAACTGTTGAGTTCTCTGCCCATTTCGGACATTAACTCAAAACTGTTAGAATATATCCTCATATAATATAATTATTTAATTGTATGACATTGTAGAACTAACCCAGGTCATATGCCAGTAGCGATATACAAAATCATCAAAATCCTCTACCTCTTTCATTAACAAGGGTATATCTGGTTCTGCACCGTTCTTTTTAATCTCTAAAACTTGGTAATAAAATTTGTTTACTAATCCTATCCGCTTCTGATTTAAAAATTCCCTAGCTTCCATTGTTGTTCTTTTGTTTTAAAAGTTTCTTCTTATAGGCTTTACGTTGAGAGTAAGAGATTACATTCTCCGGGTATTCTATATCCTCATACTCGAGAAGTAATTCTTTTGCTTTCATTGATTTATATGTTTCCTCATATAAATCTGGTCGAAGCACTTTAAAACTTCTAAAGAATACCTTGAATGAAGAGAATTCCTTCTCTGTGCCCTTTTGGAATTTTTTCCATATCTCTTTTATCCTCTTATTCCATGAATTCTCCTCTGCTCCTTTAAGTACCTTCTTCAAAGGTTTATGGGTATGATACATTAAAAGTGTCTCCACATTTCCGTACATTTGAGTCGCAAATAGGTTGATTTGTACTGACTGGTCCGGCCCATATACGTACTCTGACATTCGTTGAATTAATAGGAAATCGAATATTAACCTCTTGGTAATCTCCGAAGCCCGAACTACCATTGTAATAACTGGGATGTCCTCCCCGAATCGTTTTGAAAAAGTCGCTGCTATTAGACATTGCTTTCCGTTATCATGATGATTGTTAAACATATAGGTTATATTGTAATTCTGATTGTACTTATTTCTCAGTACTCTCAGTTTACTACGCAACAAGTCAAGCTTATTAAAATCTATGTAGTTATTCAATAAGCTAGTCCACTTAGTTTCTTTGTAATTGAAACATCTCCCATAATCAAATTCGGGGTCTACCCATGCTTTTCGTATTTTTATAAATACATTATACACTACTGCTACCCCACTATTGGCAATAGCCCCCTTTGCAAATAAAGCAGGCTCTAATCTTAGGAATCCCTCATTGAGTTTTTCCCATGCTTCTTGTGAGGTAGCAAATTCTAACGAATGGAGGGACTCCTCCGGATTAAGTTGAAGTCCCTCTAATTTATGGTTCCATCCTGACATGTTAATAATTAGTTTGTTGCCTCCATCTATTGAGACGCTGTTTTTTAAAGAATAAACTGAATAACCCTTGGTCTGTGAACCCATTCAATGCAAGGAATCCCATATATAGGTAGAAAGCTTTTACCAGTGATTCCTGGAAGTCTATCTCTTTAGTCATTACTTGGGTTTGTTTCCAGGGTCTACACTTAAGGAAATTCCTTGCCTTGTTCAATTCATATATCACTTCCCATAAGTATAACTTCTCTGCCTCATGTGATAATGCATTCATCTTATGAAAACCTGGGATGTAAGGGATGATTTGTTCCCATTTACCATCTTCATCAAAAAAATCCTCTTCACAAATAATATCGAATTTCAATAAATTCTGGTAGTCGGAATATTTTACCACTAACTCTTTAACACCCATAGCCATCACATCAAATAAGTTCTTTGCCTTATTATAGCTAAGAATATCTTCAGGAAGTATATTTGAATATACTAGAAGAGTAAAGAAAAAGCCTAAAGCATCTGCTTGTTCTTCATTTGCATTAGCAAGAGAATTCAATATCAATTGACATTCATTTTCATTGAACATCTCGATATTCCAACCATTCTTCTGACATAATTCAAATACTTCTTCGGTAGATTCAAAACCCTCGGTAAGTTCTTCAATTACCCTACCTATAAAGTCCTTGAGTATTACCTGGTTCTTTGCATTATTGATATCAAATGGGTAATCAGGTAACTGTTCTATTTGCCTATATCCCTGCAATTGTTCTAACCCCAATTCATACATCTTTAATAGTACCCCATTAGTTTCTACTTTAGGTACTGGTTCACTTATATTTCTTATGTCCAAAATGTTAACTTTTATAATGTTTACCATTAAGATAATTACCAACAGTAGCATTACTAACCTTCAACCTTTTAGCTATGTACTTGTTAGTATTACCTTTTAATTTCAATCTCTCTAATCTTCGAATACTACGTACTGTTAATGAAGTATGAGGAGCAAATAGACCTCTTCTACTTACTCCATACATAGGATTATTTATACCTTTTAATTTCAACCTACCCTTATTAATGGCATCATATACATTATCTTTTTGAGTACCCCATTTAAGGTTCTCTAAACGATTATTCAAAGGGTTGTCATCTAAGTGCATTACTACTGGTAAATTATTCGGATTAGGTATATAGGCTTCTGCTACTAATCTATGTATTTTTACATTCTTAGATACCTTATTATTTCTAAGTTTAGTACGTTCGTATCCTTTATGGAAGAAAGTCTTTACGGGATGTCCCTTATTATAAAGCTTACCCTCCCGAGTAATATGATATCCTGGGAATCCTAATATATTATCTTCCACTATTTTATTTATTTTGAGATGAACCAAATCCCTTATCTCCTCTACTTCCCCACATTTGAGACTCAGTATAGAATTCTTCTTGTTGAATCTCTTCTGGCTCTGTGATGTAGATGGGAACATGTATGAACTGTACAAGCTTCTTGCCACATTCGATAACCTGAATTTCTTGAGAAGTGTTGTATACTCCAAGGTGTATCTCTCCAACATAGGGAGAATCCACTATCTCGGCAGTAAAGATTAATCCTTTCTTAGTAGCTATACCAGATTTGTTTGCTGCCATTAGCATAGATGCAGGCGGTTCTAACAAACCTTTGATACCTGATGGGATAAGTATACGATGTCCAGGTTTTAAAGCTATATGCCTTACAAAGGCTTCACCAAAAGGAACCTCTAAATCATAACCTTCGGAGTCGAATTCATTTTTAGAATGAATATGCTCTGGGTATAAATCAGTTGGTACATAAAAATCTAACCCAGCATCATTTGGGTTTGCTCTGTTGGGAGATACTACCTCCCTTACTTTGATAAATTTAAATCTGTTCATAATATATTACATTTACGTAAAAGTTGTCCAAGGGTTAATTTCTCGGGTCTGGAAACATGTACTCCCAATGAATTACACATTCTTAATACATCAGTAGAACCTTCCATACACAAACTAGCAAGTATATCGCTTTGCTTTACAAAATAGTTTGGGTTGTTAAGGTATACCTTGAACATAGCCCATATCATGTCAATTTTTCTCATTGCATTCTTTATAAAGTTCTCTAATACGTTTTCTTGGTACTTCGAATTTCTCAACGGTTTTGGTAATAACCTCTTTTCTGTCTTTCCCTTTCCGAATCAAGCCTCGGATGTATTTCTTGATACCAACCGTGTCTTCTAATACATCCAAATCTTTGTATTGATTCTTCTGTTCTAATTCTTTCCTTGTAATGTTCAAGTTCTGGGACATCTTGAACGCACATAGTTCTGAGTCTCCGCATAGTTTACATTCTTTTGTGGATAAATCATACCCAATACCAAAGCATGGGTCTCCATTAGTTCCCAAAGTACTTAAATCTATGGGAGTAAGAATATCTTGCTTCGATAAGTCAGGAAGTTGTTTCTTTTTCTTAGCCATTATATATCCTTTTTACGTTTTTATATTATAAATGTATATCTCACTGTTATCTTCTATCGGAACATAGGAATAACCCATGTTATTAATAAATAGTTCCCTGAGTTTATATAAGTCTGGGTATGAATTTCTATCATGACTCTCTTGACATACTTTGACTACCATACCATTACTCCAGTACAGATAGAAATAATGAGTAAAGCATTCGGGAGTATTTTGAGAAGTTTCCAAGCTTGATATCCATATCAAATCTCTACAGTTGAATACATGTTTAGGATTATGTACCTCCCCAACAACAAGAGACTTAAACCATTCTTTAATCTTCCTCATAATAAGTATAATTAAGGTGTTTACAATTAGGACAGACCCATTCTTTGAAATGCCAGCCTTTAATTTCCAAATCCTCTTTATGAAAACGTTTCTTACATGAATGGCATTGATAGCCATCCTTAGAAAATATGAAGTCTAAAGCGAGTATTATTATCATAATAATCACCGCTGTAATTAAAATATATTTCTCCATCACTGAAAGTCTTTGATTTTCTTTTTAGTATTATTGGGTTTCCTTAAGAGTACCCAGCAATAAATACCCGATGCAGAGATTTGAATTATCCTCCAACCATCTGATAAGAGAGTAGTTAGTTTAGTATCATCTTCATCTCTGATACATATTAGTTTATCATTATTCATAATGCCTATATGCTTATTAATTGTAATCTTCTTTTCCTCCTACGGAGAAAAAGTAAATACTCATAGTACTTCTAGTTAACTCTTAATAAGGCTATGGTTAGGATGTTTCTTCCATAGCTTATCTAACAGTATTACTTTCAATCCTTGTCTCTGATAATATTGCTTCCGATGTTTACCGTGCCTATCTAAATAATTCCCGGGATAGTGAAGGTCATCAAGGTATACTTTCTTTTTCGATTTATCAGTTCTTACCAAACGACCAAGAAACTGAATAGATTTTTCCTGACTATCCATGCTTGCTGCATTAAGTAAGTACTTAAGCTTAGGAAAGTTTTTACCTCGAGCAATGATTGTAGTTGATACCAGGATATCTATTTTACCTTCTCTAAAATCCTTCATTATTTGTTGTCTTAATTTAGAGGAAGTATTAACATGCACATAGGCAATATTATAGGCATCGCCCAGTTTCTTTTTAAAGAACTTATATAGATTTTCACAATGTGCAATATGCTTGCAAACTACGAGAGCAGGATATCTGCCTTGATTAATATTCCATCGTAATCTGGAATATGCCATTAACCAAGCAGTATAACTGTTAGTAATCGAATCATCATATATCTCTTTATAAGAGATACAATCGGATTCCCAATTCCCATACCAGGGTTTACCTGGTACCATCTTTACTACAGTTTTAGTTGAATAACCCTTCTTAATAGAATCCCTAAGTTTAAACTCGGCAAGTACTTTACCAAAGAAACATTCTAAGTTCATATTCTTAACCCTATCCTTAGCAAGCTTACTCATATAGATGGTACCAGATAATCCTATACGAATTCTGGTATTAAATAACCGAGTGATTACATTCTGATATTGCCTACTGCCCCCTTGGTCAGCCTCATCTATAAGTACCATATCTATTTGAGATAATTCCTTTTGATAGAATCTCATATTTCTCGAAATAGATTGAACCATACCTATAGTAAAGTTACTCCAGTTTAAAACCTTACCTTGAACAAAAGTGATATCCTCTCCGGGAAGATATTGCTTAAATTCTTCTCTAGCTTGATTTAACCAATCCGAATCATTAGTTATTAGCAAAGTCTTTAACTGCTTCTTATAGGATAAATATAAAGACGACATGATAAGTGTGTTATGAGATATGAATCCATTAGATAGGTAATTATGATACTTAGGTATCTCCATATCATAACATGGGTATTTATCTAAGATTTCTATCTTATCTATTTTATCCCAATAACAATTACTAGAAATATTTAGTAATTCTGTAGCTTTATCATTATTAGAGCCTAAGAATTCTACTAAACAATTAAAAGCAGTTAAAGTTAATCTATTATGATGACTTACCTGTGTACTTATAACTCTACCATAGGTTTTTCTAAACTTACCTTTTTCTTTCCAAGAAAGCTTATCATAAAGTTCTTTAGCAAAATTACTAAAAGGTAGTTTATTACTGTAGTTATTCCGTTGAGAATTGCTAGGAATACATTTTCTTTCAATCCTCATGGGTATTATTTCTAGAAACTCATCATAAAATTCGCTATGAATAGTTATTCTATAAGCTATACTCTCTTTACCATTACATGAAGTCTTCTTGGGTTTAAGACAACAAGCTATTCCTAAAGATAATAAAGCTTGTTGTACTCTACGAGCATTTTCAAGATTTACAGTAGTAAAAGATAAGGATCTTCTACCATGAGATGATGAATTATGCCCATCTGTATCAAATAAACCTGCTATATAATTCCTTAAGTCATCATAAGAAGCCTGAAGAATCTTATCGGGTATGTACTTTTCATGGGCAGTACCAATTAATTCTGGATATTCCTCTTGAAGTAGTTTAGCAAAATTAGTATCGGATTTAGATATATGAAAACCTTTAAATCTTTTGTGGGGTTTTATTTCTACAGGAGTTTTACAGATTTCATCCATAGTAGCTTTAACTACTTCGGCTACTTCTATATCTTGACCTGATATAGATATGTTTATTTGATTTTTAGAAACTTGATGAATATGACCATCTCCGGATAAAGCTCCCAAAGTATAGCTAAGGTTTTTACCTATGGTATTTTTAGAATGAGTATATTCTAAGGAGATAGGTAAACAATCCCCTTTCTTTAAATCCTTGACATATACCCATTGTAGATTATCTCCATAATAAGTATATAATCTGTGATTTTCATATCCACAGATTAGAGTATAACCCTGAGAAGTAGTTATCTTTACTACCTTAATCTCATTATAAACTCCTGCATTGGGTTTTACTAATACACCTTCTTTAGTAAGGACTTTACCTTTATATCGTATCTTACCTGTTTCAGAAACGATTTTTTCTATAGGTAATAACCCATCCTCAGTATGTATTATGGTACCCTTACCGGTGCATTTACCTGCATTAACAGTGTAATCTAATACGCCAATATGAAAAGGTGTATTCCCTATCTTATTATTGATAACTGCCTTAACAGCTTTCTCTTGCTCTGGTCTTAATTTATATTTGCCTATATTCGTAACTACTTTACTGACTTTAGGTAAAGGTTGTCTCATATCTACAACTTTAGGTTTAATCCCCATCTCAATACACATATCGTATACTTTGGGAAGTAAACCTATTTTAAATTGCCCAGTCTTGGTGATGTAATGAATCTTACCGTCCCAATTCTGCATACCTCTTTGCCTTGTACGTAAGTAGAAAGCATTCGGATGTCGAATGGCAAACTCATTATAAAGTTTCTGTGCGAACTTAAGAGGTAAGTCAAGTTCGCACATATTCCCATTCTGAATAATTATCTTACTCATTTGATAATTACCGTTACACCCTTAGTGGCTTTATCCATGCCCATTGCTTCCTTAAGAAGTTTGATATGATGTTCCTCATCGGCAATCAATTTCTCAAGGAAATAATTCACATCATCGTAATCTGGACGTTCCTCGTATTGAGCAATTGCTCTTTGGATTTTCTTGTAGTGACCAATAGTTTCTATCTCGGAATTCAAAGCAATCTTTAAAGCTTGTTCCCAAGTAGAACCAATCTCAATTGTAGGATTAATATTCATGGTAGAGTAATCCTCGTATGGGTCTGCCTTTTGTAAAAAGTCCGATATCTTATCAAGGTGTCTCATCTCTACCAAACCAATACCCAACATCAATTCGGATATTTCTTCAAATCTAGAAGACTGTTGGGTATACATAATGATGGCACTTAGTTCTGAGAACTTGGCATTCTTCCAAATCACATAGAACATATTAATTATCTCATCAGGCCATGGTTCGATATCCTTAAAATCTGGATAATCCACGGATTGGTCTGAATACTTGAGGACATCTATAAAAGCATTAGCTGCATCCTCTACTCTGTTTCCGAAAAATTGTAAACCTTTCATATCATTTTCTTATTTTATCCCAAAGGGAACCTTCAACTTCTGGTTCACCTTCAAGTACTTGTTTATTCTTATATTTATATAAATACTTATTGTATCTTTCAATTGCTTTATCCGTATACATTTGTGCAATATCCGGTAACCCATTGCACCATGCAAGAGATTCAAACTGAGCATCGATGAAGGTCTTATAATTCCAACCCTCTTCTTTTAGGAATTCTCCTACCTTTGCAAAGTGTACATACTTCTCTGGTTTGTTTTCATAAGATTCATAAATACCAGTTGCCTTAGCAATCTTACCTATGAAATAATCATGTATCTCTTTAGTAAGTTCTAAATCTGAATGTTGTAATTCTATCTCGGCATCTACTTGATTAGTAATGTTATCCTGCATAGATATTAACCTTTGCATAACATTCCTATAATCAGTCATCCTTTTTAGTCCAGTCTCTATATACTTGATAAAACCTTCCCTGGTATCAAGTTTAAAATCCTCACAAAAGGTATTACATATCTCTGCAAGCTTTTTACAATTTGCCCATTCTCGAGAATTACTTTCATTTATTTTACGAACTCCCCTATGCTTTAACTTTATACGAGTTGCATATAAAATATCAGCAACAAGGGCAGCATCCCCCTTAGATGCTAGTAAAATGTTATTAACTCGCTTAGTATTCTTATTATTAGAAACTAAGACTGCTCTATGATTTATTGCCTCCTTTCGAGCAATAACAAAAAAAGCCTCAACTGGGAAGTTATCTACCTCTAGGGTATTTAATATTTCCTCAAACTGAGACTTAGTTATATGGATAGATGGTTCACGCATAAATATATTATTTTATAATATAATAGGAACTCCCTATTTCAATGAGTTTCTGATTGATATCAATTCTTGATAACTTTGGTACCTGGTAGCATATACTAACTTAAGTGTCTGACTTCTCCCTAAATCATTTACGTCTTTTCCGTCTGGTAAAAACACCACCTTGACTTTTTTATATGCAACAAGCTTGAGAGCCAAGTTGATGGCATATTCTTTTGCGTCTGGGTCCAACAATATAATAAATCTTTCGCATTGGGATTTAAGTAACTCATTGACTTGGAATGCAGATATAGCTTTGCCCATTGTGGCAATTGCTCTATCCCCAATTGTGAGAGCATTAAGTGCTCCTTCGCAAATGAATACCGACCGATACATCTCCAATGCGTCATGATTAAAGATGATAAACTGTTTTCCCAAACCGGTGATGTCTTTGTCTGGGTTATTATACCTGGGTCCTTTTCCGATAACATTTCGAGCATTGTAATACCTAAGTTGTCCTCGATAATAAAACGGGATGATAAGGTACCCATATGTCGTACCCATTGTTCCATATCCGATACCACATCTTGAAAACTTCTCGGGGTTAAAGCCGCGTTTCTTGATATATCCACGAATGCTTTTTGCAAGTTGGCTGTCTCCGAGCGAAATATTTCTAAATCCATCTGGGAGATATACGGGCTTACTTTCGGCAAGTTCGATTTTCTCTTCCTTAAACTGTAGTTCATCAAATTGTCCATTGTTCAAAAAATTAATTAGTTCATGGTACTCAGTAAATCCTTCTATGTCCATTATTAGTTGAGCAGGAGAAGGATGGGCATTACATCTAAAACAATTGGTTCTATACATAGAAAGGTTAACTCCCAACTTCTGTTCTCTCCCGCAATATGGGCAAGTGGGAATGCGTAACCATCCGTGCTTATAATCGAATGCTCCCAATCGTTTAATAAAGTATGTCCTTAGTCTAGATTTAAACTGGTTTGTTATTTTCATATCTTTTCTTCCCGCATATATTACAGTAATACTCTACATGACGTTTCTTATAATACTGGGCTTTCCTTCTCCCGCCTTTCTTAGAAAAAATTGCCCTACGAGGTCTCTGTTTAAAAACTCAGTCCAATGAACTGCTACCCATTCATGATAACCAAACTTACATCTAAATGTCTCCAGTAGTTCTTTCCCTTTTCTTAGAATCCTCATCCGAGTTAGTATTCTTTTTAAATTGTTCATCCAACTTACTACCATACACTCCATCATATTGTTTACGTTGTTCCCTTGTAAATTCCGTACATCTTTGCCTTTCGACATCGCATTTGAATAATGCTCTACCGGAAGGAAGACCATCCCTTTGTACTACTATCTCAGCTCGAAGAATATTATCTTTTTCTTCTTGCTCAGTAGAGTTAAGACCCATGATAACCTGGGCATTACGAACAATGGCAATTGAACCAGAGATATCATTCTCATCGTATCTAGTAAGCCTATGCTTTTTACCTTCACGAGTAATGTGATGGGCAGTCCATATAATATCTAAATGTAATTCCTCGGCTAAGTTCTGAAGGTCTACGTATACATTAGATATCCTTTCGAAATCTTCTCTATCACCCGCTATTGATGCAAGCTTACCAGCGTAGTCAACCATAAGAACTTTAATATCAATCCCTTGATTACGAAGCTGAATTATCTTCTCTCTTATATAAGTGGTATTAGTAATCATCGCTGGTACACGCTCAACTACTAATTCGACTCCAAACCTTGCAAGTTTCCTTAAATGCTTTGACTCAAGTTTATCATACTCACCAGAGTATAATTCCTTCTTAGTTTTATTGATACTGGATTGAATAAAACGGTCCATAATTTGTTCTTGGCCATTTTCTGTATCAATATATAATACTGACTTCTTCATTCTGAGATAACCTCTTGCAAGGTTTACCATAAAGAAGGTTTTCTTTGCCTTGGGTTTATCCAATATCACGTTAACTGAATGCTCTGGATAACCTCCTGCATTAGTTAGTTCATTCAACTGCCTAAATGGGCAAGGTATAACTGAAGGTTCTGATTGTCTTCTAAACTGTCTCTCGGTAATATCCCGAATCATATATAAAGGTTCATCTTCTTTCTTAGGTTTACTTTTCTGAAGTACCTTTTCAATCTTCCTCGAATACTCTTCGTATTGTTCAAAGTTATCCAAATCGAAGGAATCATTTAAGTTCTTCATCTCAACATAAGTAGAGAACTGATATATCTTTTCTTTTATATAATCAGAATCCGATAGGGGTATATGATAGAGATTACTTATTAGTTTATTGATATTGGGTATATCATCTTTAGTTACCAAATCCACATAGGTTTTAGATTCTAGTAACTCTTTTAATACTTCCTTTAAGATATTCTCGGAGGGCATTCTGCCTTGCTTCTTAAAATATTTTGATATACCCTCGAAGATAAGGGAGTGTTCTATGAGAACCAGGTAATTAGATTTAATCCTTTTTAGGACTAAGCCTCCTTCCTTATCTCTTAAAACAAACCGGAGTATCTCTAACTGAAAATCCGGAGTGAAACTGAATTTGATTTTGTCTTTAAACTTCTTCATATCTATATTGCAATATTATATAAACTAATAGATTTTGATAGTACCGAGATAGTTCTGAGCATGTTGACATCTATCTAGAAACTACTAATCCACTACCTTAAGCTCCAGATTATTTAATATTATTATTTTATATAAGAAAAAATACTTATATTTGCATAACGAATATTTAAAAACATGGGAAAAAGTAAAGGAAATAATGGCTCAGAGCTTCATAGATTAAAACCTATGCAGGAATATGATGAAGCTACATTCAACAGACTTTATAAAGTCTGTAAGCCAGTAATCAGAAATCTTACCCGTCAGATTGATTATAAACGGTTTAATCTTACACCGGATATTATCCAATCTTATTTCTGGGATAAGATGTTATTTGTTTTTAACAAATACTATGGTGAATGTACTGAAGAACATCTTAAAGCAAGAATCCTTGCATCACTTAGTACATTCAAAAACAAATTGCTTCGTTCTGCATACGGAGAACAAGCAGAGTATAATCAAAGCCTCTTTAAACTTGATGACTTATTCGACAATGACAAAGAATTAGAGGATGATACCGAAGAAGAGAAAGCTAAATCAGAAATGCTTGATATGATGTATACTTATATGAAGGATAAGCTTTCTCCAGATGCCTATCTTTTGTTTGAGGTATTAATTACTCCTCCCCCTTTTATCAAGGAAAGGCTTGAAAATAGTACTCGAATAACTAATATAATGCTTATCGAATTTTTCGAAATGCCTAAGACTAATGAATCTATGAGATATATATCAGAACTTAGACAAGATATACAATATTGGGAAGACCGAGCTAAAGAAGAACTTAAGTATTAACACAAAAGAAAAGGGGCGTTTCCCAACGTCCCTCTCCCAATTAATTTTTACTACGCAAAACACAGATTGTAAACAAATGTTTACTCTTAAACAATACAAATAATACACATGAGTTTTAATACTACTAAATAACTAATAACAACTTTATGATGATATCTTTTGGATATATCGTAATGTAATAGTCGGTGGCAATTTTTCAATATCCAAAGTTTCTACCGAAGTTTCTTGTAAGAAAGATTCCCCTAATAGGTTCCAGCTTACTACGATAGCACCATTTTGAATACCCTTGGTAGGAGTTCCTCTACCGAAATCTCCATTCAATCCCGTCTCCCTATTAAAGAAAGATTGAGGACGAACGTTCTCCCATTTATTGGCATCATCTTGTTTACCTTTAGATACACCAAGAGCATGCCTATGCTTAGGAAGGTCATCACCTTTAATAGAGATTAAGAAATTACCCTTAGTTGGTGTATAGTAATCTCCAACATTCTGTAACATTACTTCATCCCCAATTTGAACACCTCCAGCTTGGTAACCAATAACTATTCTACCAGCTGCCTTAGTATATTCTGCCCAACCATTGGGTATTACATCGGTTTCCCAAAGAATAATAGAACCGATTGGTAAGCTAGCAGTACTCAGAGATTCAGAGAATTCTTTTCTGATAGCCTCAATTTGACTATCAATGTATTGCTTGATATTTAACTTAGTACCCGATTCATCTACTACTGGAAAGCCTGAATTTATCTGTTCTACTCTTTTCACTGATTCTTTCATCATACTCTGGGCAGCAGTAGTATAAGGGATTTCTTGAAACTTACCTTGATAGGGTACGATAGCAAAGTTCTCATTTCGTTTGGTCATTGCATCAGTACCCTTACCATATACTCCGATAAGAACAACGGAAGTTTTATTATTAGAGTAATAAGGGCAAGCACTCTCTACCATCTCTAGAAGATTGCTATAGGTCATATCGTAATTAGAATATACATCATTATTAATGATATCCGGTGTACGATTCTCTTCGGCAATCGGATAATAAATATCCAGAGACTTTTTAAACAAGGTGTAGAAGCTTTCGGAGGATTCATTCCAATAAGCTACAAAGTCTACTGGGTTATCTACAGGTTCGGAGATAGTAGTGTGTACTGCAAAGAGTAATACCTCTTCCGTTGAACCTTGGGTACCTTGGATGTTCTCAATGGTAATAGTTTGTTCATCAGATATAAATACATACCCATCCCTTGAAATACACCCAAAGTTTACATCTGGCAATTCTCCCTCTTCTGAAGCCTTTGCCATATACCTTGCCATAATCCTATCCTTGATTACATTGGCATACTTACTTCCAGCAACTCCCTGAGGAGATACCACTAACTTGTTACCATTTATGGTAGCTGAGCCAAATCCACAGAATGGTCCTAAACCAGAAGGAGCAGCAATTGCCTCTGCTGCTTCCTTTGATTTAATAATACCTTCATACTTAAAGTACGTCTTCATTGTCCTTAGTATTTTTAAATTGATTCTTTTGTTCTGACATATCTTTAAATGCTTCACCTACATCCTTGAACTTTAAGGTTAACAATTTAAAGAGTATTCTCCATATACTATACCGTTTCTTAATACCATGTATTTCACAGATGTGTCCATATATACTATCTACTTCGAAACAGTAGCATATTACCATAACCGTTATTGATACCACTATTGGGTTCATCCCATAGGGTTCTCCAATAGCTTTACCAAGTACAGCACCAAGTAGAACATAGCAGATATAATCTACTAGCTTGTTTAGAGTTCTTCTTCCAGCTCTAGATTTTCGAATTTTGATTTTCTGTAACCTACTTGCAGATAACCCAAACCATAAGTCTGATAGGATTAGAATTATTGCAAGGATTATCATCCATCTCAAATCATACAATATTCGTGTACACTCTCCCAATATACCCACAGTGACTGTCTTGAATAAAGACTGAGTTGTGGTTTCTGTTATTCTATCGATTGTTGAATTTATCATTGTTCTACTATTTGCCAAGATTGATTACTATAAGTTGTAATGGTAAATGTTTTCTCTGAGAGGTCATCATGTTCCCATTCTAACTTTTGAGGACTAACACTTAAAAGGTCTGCATCTACTACGGTGAACTTAGTTCTCTTTGAAGTATCTACGACAGATTCAAAGATATATTCACCAGCTTGGGCAGTAACGAATTCATACCCAGCACCACCTGCATCATAAGTAGTTACTTTACCAACTTCCCTTATTCGACTATCGAAGTCTGGTTTATTAGAAGTACACTTGATTAAAGTAAATACTTGTTTAACATTCCCCTTTAATTCTGCATAAGGGGGAGTACAAGAAATCTCGATGATTGTAGGATAATCTTCCAGTATTACTTGACATCTTAATGAAGAACCATCATCTGCCACAAAGGTATAAGTCCCAGCCTTGGTAAGAACAATTTCCTCATCAAGGTTATAGGTTTCCCCGTTCTCATCACAGGTAGCAGTACCACTTACATTGACCTCATTTTTCATTTCCTCAAGATGGAACTTACAAGCAGACTTCTCATCCAGTAATTGGTATACTGCATAAGTATCATCTATCTGGTCTTCTGGTAATGCCCAGTTGGGTTCTTTCCAATGACTGTCTGTAGCATCCGAAGGTACTATCTTTAATTTATTCTGATATACTATTGGAGAATTATTAACTACCAAAGTAGTCTTAGCAGTAGGGTAAGCTACAGACTGGAAGGTATAAGTCCCTGCCCTATTTGCAGTATATACATAACCATTCTGAGCATTAAAGGTTTCCCCAGTTTCAATTACCCTTACTCTGTAATCATCCCCCTTACCAGAAATACGTTGTATCTTTACTATAGCTTTTGCAGAGCCATTGAATAATGTGACTGTTGGTGGGCTAACAGTAATTCTATATACTGCAGTCTTACCAGATACTACTTCGAATATACCTACACCTTCATCGGTTTCCCTTTTATCCAGTGTACATTTAAACTTATAAGTACCATAACTATTAGCAGTAAACTTATCACCGTTCTTAAACAACTTAGTATCACCAATTAGCCTACAATATAGTTCACCAGTAAATGATTCTGGGTAATTCGATTCGATGGTAAGAGTGGTAGTAGCATCCTTGATACTTTGCTTATCCCCAACTCTAAATTCAGAAGGTGTACATCTTACCTTATATGTAATCTCTTCTCGAGTTACAACAAATGAAGTTTGCTTTACTGGGAACTCTACAATCTCAAAGATGTAGGTACCAGGCTCTGAAAATTCCCAAGTTGAGCCAGAGACTTTCACTATATCAGTACCGGATAATCGTACATTACAGGTTTTCACGGTACCCTTATAGGATACGTTTGCCCTTACTACTGTACTTACTTTTAGGTTAGTAGGAGTTATCTTTCCAGTAATAGGGTCACAAGTAATAGAATATACTCGATTATAAGATTCTTGATTAACCGTGATTTGAGTTACCTTAGTAGGGTCTCCCACACTTCTAAAATAATAAGTACCTGCTCTGGGTATATTAAAAATGGAACCACTTTCGTGTTTAGTGTAACCCCAATTTATATTATCACTGGATATCTGATATCTTAGGTCGGCATTTATCCAATCTGAAGTTACAGTTACCTTTACCGGTACTTCATATACCTCTGAAGTAATAAGATTGGGTTGGTCCGGATTTACTAACTCAGCTTTAATTGTATACCCATCATTTACGGTAAACCCATATTGAATATCGAAAGATACATGATAGGGTATGAATCTTTTAAAGAAAGCCTCTACGGCTTCTCTAAATTTTCTGAAAGCTGCCGAGTTCGAAGTATATCCATGACCGGTAAGTCTAAAGGTTACCGGTATACATTGAGAACAATCGAAAGTATTATCATAGGTATACTTATCGTCATAATGGTAATACTGGTCAAAGTGCGGATTACCTTTTACCCAACCATCATAACTATCAGCCTTTGCAGGGTCAGTTACTACGCAGGTTAACCCATACAGCCTCATCATTATTTCGAAGAACTCAGAGGTACCTCTTATTTTAAAAAGAGATATCGAATACTTCAGGATGTTTCTTACTTGAGTACTGGTTAAAGTAAAGAGTCCCTCCTTTGGTATTATCCAAAGCTTAGATAACTCTTGGAGTTTATCATCGGAGTAGAACCCATTAAAGTACTCTGCCCATTTCTGTGCATCTATAGTGTTCCCATAAGCAAAGGGCATTTCTCCGAGGAATTGCCAAAGGAAATTGAGATACATATCCGGAGCCTTATCTATATCAATAATGTCTAAGATATTCTCAATATCCTTTGTAATGTAATCTTCAAAATGCTCTCCACAAATTTCTAGAAACCTCTCTAAGATGCCTTTGCCATTTACCTTATAGGTATCTTGAGCTTTATACTCGAATGGCAAAAAGTCGATTAGATTTTTGAGGTTTATCATTATACAATTTCTTTTACGGTTAAAGTCAATTGTGAAGCGTTTTCAAATACTGGTAAATTAAAACCGGGGTCTTCATAGTCATGGTTAGGTTCTGATACCGTAATAGAATATCTGTAACCAGACTGATAGCTATTGTTCTGAATATCCAAAGAGAAGTCAAAACCATTAGCCTTATCTATTACCTGTATAGAATTACCTACAGTACCAGTAGCCATATACCCATTTGATACAGAACGTACAGTAAAAGTAGTGGATGAATTGAAGGTAATATAGTAAGTCATAGACCCTTTAGCCTTATTCAATTTAAACTGACCCAAGTTCAATTCTTTATTACCATAGATGGTAGTAGGCCAAGGTTTAATATAGAACTTAGTAAGGTGAAGGTAATCTACTGTTGATAAGTTATCTATTAAGGCATAGATATCTGATAACCTTACGCTTCCTCCTATCTGAGCTTGCTCTGGAGAATAGGCATTGTATAATGCTGTAAGAATTTGAGTTTGTATCTCTGCAGTCTTATAAGACTTCTTACCAGTAACTTCCATCTCTAGAATAATCTGAACCTTGCCTGCAGATTTAACCTTCAACCATGTGGTCATAGGAGCTCTTTGAGATAATAGATTGTATACCCTATTGATTAATTCAGAAGAAGCAACAGCTCCACCATCGGGGCTAATATATACTGTAAGCTTTCTACCGCATTCATAATCGGCTTTAGCTTTGTTTACCCCATCAACCAACATGGCCAAACTTTCGAAATCCTCTTTGGTAATTGCTACTCCCAAAGTCTTTACACTCAAAGGTATATGTTCTTTGAGCATTGTAAAGTTTTCATAGTTTGAACCACCTCCGGCATCGTAAGCATTACTTACGGTAGCATCAGTAATTGAAGAAGAGATTACTGAAGGTACAGAAGTAATAGTATTACTCTTTACATTACCCTGAGTACCATTGGTTAAGTAGAATACCACATTGGTTATTTTTGCTCCTGCTGCAGGCTTCTTACCAAAGGTACCATCCCCAAACATTATATAAGGATTAAGTGCCTCATCTACTGAAACCATAAAGTGTTTGTCTGTAGGTTTGGATTTTGCAAATGTATCTACTAATACCCAAGTTTCCCCACCTATCTGCAATGACATAGAACCTTGTTCATAATACTTACCATTGGGTAGAGTACCCAGATGAATTATAACTCTATCTCCAGTAGGTATTACCATATTATTTAAAGCACTTGCAGTATACTTCTCGTGTTGAACTATAGGTACTTTACAAGTAATTACATTTGAATACCAAGTTACGTCTCTAGCAGATAACCAGGAATTACCACTAGAATCTGTAAACAGAGTACCTTGAGGTATAGTTAATTTAGCTCCGATAGAATTACCAGTAATACTTCTGGATAAGATTACATCTACTGTAGCAGCAATTGCTGCTCGAGCATGATAATCTACCAAAGCCCCATGTTTAACTACCGAATCATACCTTCTTGCCGTAGATAGGAAAGTTTCCCTTGCCATGTTATCTACATAGTAGTGAAGTACTTCGGCAATTGCCGCAAATAATGAGAGGATGATAATTAAGATGTTCCCCTCCGAATAATCCGTTATGAGTTTCTGACCTTGAGGGTCTTTGAGTCCCATAAGGGATTCAACCAGCTTGGCCTTAATCTGTTGATAAGACCTCTGGTATGGGTTAAGCCATTTATTTGTGATTCCCATATTATTGTGTATTTAATGAATTATCCGACCGGTCATAGGTGATATCGAGGTACTGACTAGAATTTGTTCCATTTACTATATATGTTACTTCTATGTGTATTTTTGCATCAACTCTAGTAACTGTGATATTTTGGAAGGTTATCCTTTGTTCCCAAGCACCTATGGCTTGTTTTAAAAACTCTTTAATTATAAAACTTAGGGCTTGTGAGTTTGGTTCCTCAATACATTGCCATAGTTTACTACCAAAGTTTTCCTGTCGAAATCTCTGGCCTATCATGTAGTATAATATCGAACTTATATTATCTCTGATAAGTTTGAAATCTCCATTTACTGGGTACCAACCTCTTTCACCCTTTTCATTAGTTGTAAGTTGGATAGGGTAAGTTACACCTATACCAACTAAGTCTGTAAAGTAATTCTTTTCCATTAGTGTATGCAGGTTTTATCTTCATAATCGTCTACAACGAATTGTGAGAAAGGTTTAATTACTTGAGTTACTGTAGGACCTGAAGAACCGGGTCCAGTAGTTACACCTGAGTGTACATGAGAATTGAACATACTGCGAAGTTGTTCTAGTTCTTGGATAGTTTGATTTAGTTTTTCGGTTAATTGAAAAATATTGATTACTCCACCATTTTCTCCAGTATTAAGTATCACGGAATCACCAGAAGATATGTTTATATCTCCATCGGCATTTATTACTATTTCTTTCTCTGAACGAACATTTACAGGTCCATTGAAATGTAAATTGAGTTCTCCGTTATCATCATCTATTACTATTAAGTTTCCTTCGGGAGTAACTATCCCCATTTTATTGGGACCATTCAGAGGTTGGGGTATTTGACTCATTCCCCAACCATGGTATTCCCAGAGAGGTTTAGTTGGGTCCCCAAATTCAAAAGTAACAAATACCGTATCTCCCACTTTAGGGGCTAAGAATTTGAAACCAGAACTAATTGAACCATGTTGTCCTTTAGGATATGCCCAAGCAAATACTCCACCCATTACCTCTGGAACACATACCTTTACCCTGTTCATATGTTTCTCTACATCGTTATTATCAATAACAATGCCACGATAAACAGAGTAATACCGACCAAGACCCTCTAAGCCTTCGTCGGTTATTATCTTTGCTGTTTCGTAACTCATACCCTTATTTTTCTACATAGATTTGACTTGCAATTCGCTTATGCCTTTTAGCTATGTCTCGGTATACTCGATTAGCTATGGCCATATAATTAAACTTAACCCCATAATCTTCAGGCACTTGGATTTGTTTAACTGATACCTTACCAGGAATTAACTTACCCTTAGAGGTAACTGTATTACCTGTAGATAACACTATACCCTCTGCCAAGGCTTGGGGATTATCGGCATTTACTTCCGTATAATAAGCTTTCTTTCTAATGAACTCAGCTTGACCCTTGATATCAATTATGTCCCCCTTATCATTCAAGAAATGCTCATTGTAATATACCTTCTCATTATAAGTAAAGTTAAGATTAAGATTCTGAGAAGTACTTAGGGCTTTTTTATCTTGCCCCTTTTTAGTTTTAGCATTAGCTTTAGCATCATTAGCTACAATGTTTTGAGTAGATAAATCAGTTTTAGAAGTTACAGAGCCAGACTTGGAATTGTTCTTTACTAATTCCATATTAGTTATATACCCTTGACCAGCGTCCATAGAATGAGTACATTGTTTTATATACCAAAGCCCTGACCAACGTTTTCCTACGTTATCTATACGGATTATTTGAGAAGTTGCTAGCATAGGTCTACCTACTACCTGAAGTTGACATACTAACCTTTTCTCAGTTTGCTTTAAACCCCCATTGGCATTAGCATTAGCTGCCCAAGCATACTTATCGGCACCACCGTATCTACTAAATAAATTATGGTAAAGTTTATAAAGAGGTACCTTGAGATTTACCCTTTTCATATGTCTTACCTTAACCCTCTTACCATATTGACCTTGACCATAACCCTTAGTAGTATCAACTTCCATATCGGATAATACTTCAGTATAGGGGTCTTTCTTTAAAGCTTCGAAACCTCTCTCTGAAGCAGGTAATATTCCAGCTTGAAAATTGATACCAGAAGCTATACCCGCTCCTGCTTGTTTAGAGGTATAACCCTCTGGGTCATAATCTAAGGGGTCTACATACTCTTCTACCATAAATTCCATACCATCTTCATCTTCGAAAAGATACATTTCGCATTCTAATAGCTTCTTAAGATTAGCTTCTAATTCTTTACCATTCTTAGAATTTCTTAACACTTGTTTAAGGGCATTCTTCTTATCGTCAGGTAACTCATTAGCTGCTTGATTAATGGTAGCTCGTACTTCTTCGGTAGACATTTCATCGAATTTTCTTTGCTTACCTGCTTCATAAGCACCTACTGGACCAACTGCTTCATATTCCTCTACCCGCTTTTTATATTCTGCAGTTTTTTCCATGTTATACTGAAGCTGAGTGTCCCAAGCATCCATTACCTCTGTAGGAGTAGTAGGATGACTTCTATAATCTTCAAACCCATTGCCAGTAATATTAGACACCATAAGGTTATCTACCTGAGCCACAGGAGGTCTTAAAGCTAATGGAGGTTTATCCTCTGGCTCATTTATATTAGTTGATAATACCGATAAATCTTTACTATCTGGGTCTAGAGATGGAGCTAATACTGCTTTAACTCTTTTAGTTATTTTCTGAGTAGCAAAAGATACTCTAAGTACTTCCCCATTCTCTCCTTGATATGTATAAGTACATACCGGTTCTTCATGGAATTTCCGATTATGTATATAGATAACACCATCCCTTGAATCCACATACCATGGCCCATTAGTATACCCTTTCATCTTCTGCTCTAATTGAACTAAGACGTTCTTGCCCACTAATCCAAAGTCACTATCAATTAAAGCTTTCAAATCTTCTGGCATAGCTACTTCTGCTACTCCACTGTATTTGTTAGCATAGAGTACTTTACCAGTAGTAGTACGGGTATTCTCTGTGGGTACCTGTAGTGACTCGTATACTTTATTACTTATTATCTGTTGTTCCATTACTGAAATATTTCTATGATTACACCAGTAGCATTCCCACAGCCATTGTCTAAATAGGTAGATAATTTATAGCCTTCCATATCCGAATGGACATAAGCAGGTTGATATCTTAAATCTCCCGAAGAATCAATGCACTTAATAGTTACATGAGTACCTGTAGAATCAAATACGGCTTCGAATTCCCTTACCTTAATTATTTTTATGGGTCCCGATATAAATTGGCCATCAGGGTATATATATCCCCATTGAAGACAAATGTTTTGGTTCTCTTGAATCTCGGCAATATCTACAGTATCAGGATTACCCGTATCGAAAGTAATGGTAGCCAAGTTTTCTTTTTCTTCATCATATCTATAACTCCAGGTACTTATATACGCTCCAAGGGGTATACCTGTAATTGGATTCATTATAGGCATACCTCCAAAATTGAAAAGGGCCAAATAAGGTTGACCCATTCCATTATATAATATAGGTTTCTGTTTAGCTGCCATAAGTCGGTATTCTTATTAGGGTTCCCATTTCTAATTCCTTAAAAGGATTCAGTATCTTATTAGCTTCAGCTATTATGTACCACTTACCAGAATCACCATAATACCTGAAAGCAATATTTTGTAGGGTTTCCCCATCTTTAACAGTATGTTGAATATCGTTAGGGGATTCTGGTACTATTGGAGGTTTAGCCTCTAAGGAATAATCCCCATCGTTATACTTCAGAGCATAGGCATTATTATATGGGCTAGCTCCCTTTAGATATTGGTTAACATCAATCATATTTAATACCTCCTGTCTTTTTAAGTGAATCGGAATTTATAAAATCTCCATAGGATAAGTTATATGCACTTACTCTCTTGAAAATCAATTCTTGAGTTGCTGCTGCAGGCAATAACCTACCATTACCAAAAGTAGCTGGCTTTCCGGGTATCCTTATTCGATAACCGTTCTGAAAGTTCTTCAGAGTATAAGTTGCTGAGGTAAGGATATAATTGTGGTTATCGAATATACCAGAATCCCCCCACTCAATCTTAACAATCGGGGGAGCAGCCTGGTAGCCATTAGATTTAGACCATGCCTCTAATAACCTACATTTATTGATTACCTCTTCTGGATTTTCTGGGTCATTACAGTACCAAGACACATTGAATTGAATAATGTCTTCAGCTCCAGTAAAGTGATACATTGGTACATTGCGACCCATTGATTTAATGGTGGCCCATGTGGTTTCTCCTCTAAAGTCTATTTCTGGAGGTCTATTCTGTAGGGTAATATATTGAGTGGGGTTAACAGTCATATTATATATCCTTACCTCATTCTGATATATAACATCTGCTTTAGCCTCGAAGTTTCTGTAATTAGTAGTATTCTTATTCCCCTTTGCTGGGTCTACTCCCTCACTCTCCTCTAATCTCGGGAATTGTAATTCCATTCTCCATTTAGCCTGGAGTTGTTTGTTTAGAATAGGGTTCTTAGACGATATTTGAGCTTCTCCGATTACTCCATTGGGAGTATAGAGTTTACCCTTTTGAGCATCATCTTTGGGAAGAGTAGAAAGAGTTCGATTGAGTAATATCCGAGCTCTCCATAGTTTATTTAATGGACCCGTAAGAACACCTGCTGTATCTCTTGTAAGGTCATTGTACTTTTCAACAACCTTACCTGCTGCTTTATTTAATACTCTAGCCATAGTGTTTTAGTTTTATATTCCCATTACAAATGCAGCTCCAGTAAAATCTTGTTGAGAACCTGGAGCATAATCTCCAACTGCTTGACCATCTACTGAGATATTGATACGAGAATCTCTCATACCTTCTTTAATAGCTAACCTAACAGCATTAATAAATCTCTCTTCATTCTGGGCTCTAATGGTAGTTGGGTCTTCTTTCTCTTTATTCTGAGCTTCAGTATTCCTATCTACTGAATTACTAAGGTAACTAATACCCTCAATTAATAAAGGAAGACCTACAGTAATTGCTAATCCCCAGGGTCCACCGAGTAATCCCATAAGTCTACCACCTATAGAGGTTAAACCTTTTATAGCACCTTGCTTAACTACTTGACTACCAACTTGGGCACCTGCTCCAGCTAAAGCCCCTCCAGCTAAATTACCCGCCATAGTAGTTGCTAATGGTACTCCAGGATTTGGTGTCTTAACATATCTTCCGGTTTTAGTGTTATAAAATCTACCAGCAGAATTCATACCAATACCGCTTGACATCATTTGGAGTTGAACCATGGTTCTCATAAGGTTAACCATTCTTACCATGTGTGCTTCCATAATGGCAAACTGAGTATTAGTTTTTATTGCTGCAGCAGACATACCTTCAGTAGAAGCAGTAGCAATAGTCTGTAAATACCCAACAGACCTAATAATACCTCTTACAGTATTAAACCCTGCAACTATAGTACCCACTACTACTGCAGTAGCTCCTATCCTAAGACCAAAACCTCCAACCCAAGTTTCTGAGATATCATTGATTACCTTAACAATTTTATTACCAACATTTAAAACAGGAGTAAAGATTCTACCCAAAGCTGCACCTGCGGTAACTGTTAAGTTCTCTATACTTGATTCGAATTGGTCAATTACACCTGCATCGGTTTTAAGACGTTCTTCATTGAGTCGGTTTACTGCTCCCATGTTTTGGTCATAGGTAGCAAGTATCTTACCCATCTTATCTCTACCAGAAGCAATATCTCGAAGTACTGGAAGCATACCACGATTACCTCGAACTCCAAAGATATTGAAGAAAGTTGGTGTTTCAATTCGTGAAGGTAAATCTACTGCAGCCTTAGCAAACTTCTGATAGATAGTGTAAAGGTCTATAAGGTTACCTTGAGCATCGAAGAATTCATCGGGACTTAAGCCCAAGTCTGCTAAAGCGTTATAGCCTTTCTTTTTTTGATTAACAAGAGAGAGCTGTAAGTAACGAATCATATTGGCCAGTGAGGTACCTGCCATAGAACCCTGTATACCCATATCACCCAATACACCAATAGCAGCAGCCGTTTGCCGAAGGTCTACTCCAGCAGTTGCCATATCTGCCCCTGCATAAGATATGGACTGGGCTAAGTCTGTTAAAGATATATTTGCATTAGTAACTGCAGTATATAAATCATCGGTTACTCTAGCAGCTTCTCCCATTGGGATTTGGTACATTGACATGATATTGGTCATCAAGTCAGCTACACCACCTTTCTGTCCCACTGGCATTGTAAAGATTGAAGCCAGCTTAGATGCTGGCCCAATCATTTCTTTAATAGCATCGAATTTATTACCCGCCATAGCCAGGTATCTTTGTCCTGATGCAACATCCGAAGCAGTAAGAGGAGTTATCTCATTGACATCTTTTGCCAATTGTAACATTTCTCTTTGTTCTGCAATGGTAGCACCAGCAATTTTCGAAGCAGTCCAAACTTCATTCTGAACACCCGCAGAGTATTTATAGGCCCTTGCCATTCCCCCTACGAGCTGCATTCCGAAGTCCCTTGTATTGGAAGCTGACATCTGTATACCTCTATTCCAGGTATTCATATCATTCATCATTGTTCTGAATGACCCAGATATCTTGCCAGCCTCTTGAGAGAATCGGTCTTTTAAAACCATGGCAACACCGACCTCTACTATACTCCTACTGGTATTCATAATTTACTTTCTTTTCTTTAATTGTTTATAATATTGCTCGGCCATTTCCTTGAATATTTTCCTTATTCGGTACGGAAGACGTAAAAAGCCGAAATAGTCTAAGGCTATCTCGGCTCTGGTGATATAAACAAAATCACTCTCTAACATTACTCTTCCGTCAGGTAGAAAAAATTCGGTGCCCAAACTATAGGATAAGTTCTTTCTTCTCCGGTGGTTGGATTAGTGATATGGGATTCACCTTTGAAGATAGGGTCCATAGATAAGATATGCTTTCTCATCTCAGCCATATCCTTTGCAGTAAACGGAGTAAAGTTTTCTACCTTCTCCCAACTACCATCAACCTCTAAGTGAAGATTACGGCAAAGAAGAGGAGCATTCTTAGTTTGTTTATCCAAAGGCAACTTCATGAACTCTTGTTCTCCCTTACCAGTCATACAATCGAATTTAATTCTCTTGCCAGATGAAAGAGTGTATTCATGGTCTACCAATCTAACTCCCTCTGGATAATAAGGGATAGCATCTGGCTTCTGATTTAAATCCTCTACAGTTGGAGTAGTACCGTAATCGAAAAGGAACTCATGAAGGTCTTGGCCATAAGTAATCTTACCACCATTCTCTTTGCCCCAATCATATTCGAATTCTACTTCCTCTCCCAAAGAGAAGATACGAGAATTGAAGATAATAGCATAACGGTCATTGACTGGTAAGTTAAGGGCATCATCTACGGTTAATTTCCCATTAGGGGTAGCAGTAGTTCTAATTACAATTGCTGCAATGAACTTGGTAAGGTTCATTAAAGTCTTCATGTCTGAAAGGTTACTGAGGATATCTTCATCAGCACCATTCTGTTCTCTGATTTCATATTCGAAACCAGAAGGTCCGGTAAATCTAAATGTTCTAAATTCCATAATTTGATATATTTAATGTTTACAAATGTTCATAGTACTCCGTATAACAACAAGAAAGGGGTGAGCTCCTATCACAGGAATCCCACCCCTCCACCAAATCTTAGTGAAAATAGACTAAGGAATTAGTATTTATCTGCAGTACCAACTGAGAACTCTATGGACTCAATGGTATTCTCTGAAGCCATTCTGTCCAAGTCTAAGCCGGTAATCTTACATGGCCATACCTCTTCGAAGACGTGGGTATTAAGAACCGAGACTCCATCTTCGGCAAGTTCATTTACAATAGCCGTTTCCCAATATTGGCTTGGTACCAAACCTCCACCAACTATGTGGTCTTGGCAAGCATAAAGCCAATCATGAAGCCATGTGTCTGAACCTGCAGTAGTCATAAGTTTCTCTACAATAAGATTACCTATAGTAACCCTACCTGCAGTTTTAACGTCTCTATTGACGTCCCCATGAGCAACCTGGTCAATCTCAATATCAGGCAAAGTACAACTTTGGAATAGATAAGTATTGATAGGGTGTTTGGGGAACATGATGCTCCACAAGAATTTCTTCCGTGGGTTTTTTACTTTTGCTCCCATTGTGTTATGAGTTTATAAGTTATTACTTGTTTCTACGATTGATACTGCCTTAGAAGCTGCATCGATTACAATCTCCATAGTTACCTCTTGCATAGGAACTACATCCTTATACTTAAGGATAGCACGGTACTTACCCTGACGAGCATCTGCTTCGTTATTAACCGAAAGGTCATCCCAAGAAGTTGCATCTTGGTCACCCATCCAGGTATACTCGGTCATGGCATCTTCATCTACCAATGAATCCAGTGTAGGTTTAACCTCCAACCAGATTCTCTTCCAAGTACTCCAAACGTTTGGTTCTTCAATATATTTGTTGAGTACCGGGCGAAGGAACTTCTTCAGGTAAAGGTTCAGTCTTACGATTGAAAGGAATCTTTCAGAATCCTGTTTCACTTGAGAAGAGAAGCAATGCCATAGCATGGTTTGCTTACCTGAATCTGGAGTATCTTTGATTACCATCTCATTGATATAATTCTGAGCAAGGGTGTTCAGTTCGTTATATCGAGAAGGAGAACCATAGTTAGGGCATACTGGACCAACTGCATCCCCAATAACTCCTCGGTTCATACCAGCAAAGGATTTCCAAGGACCATATTGAGTAGCAGAGGCATCTCCCAAACCAACAATAGTACCCACTACATCGGAATCCTGAAGATTACCGTTTTCGTTGTAGTACTTAAGTCCACCACCAAAGTAGGCAATGTACTTAGAGTTACCTACAGTACCAAGGCAAGTCTGTACCCAAGTTACCTGAGCTTTGTAATCTCTTGCCTGAGTACCTTGAGTATAATGGGTTAAATGTTTGGGAACTTCGATATACAGTACCCATTCCATCAATTCCTTTGCCATATCAGCAGCAGCCTTGTATACTTTGAGTACCTCTGAATCTTGTTCCAAGTGTTGAGAGATATGTGAAATAAACAATTGGTAGAAGTCTGTGTAGTCTCTTACCAAGTCCAATGAAGCAATCCATTCTTCGGCAGTTGGAGTGGAACCTGCACTACCGATAGTACCATTAAACAGTTTCTCTGTTTCGGAGGGTGCAGCATCTCCCACGGTAATAGTGATAGCATTCTTAGTACCATCAATATCATCGGTAAGCCACTTAATTAGGTTTTCAAAAGAGGAACCTACAGTAATTACCGGCTTAATATATTCCGAGTTCTTAGCAAATGCACTAAGAGCAAGGTAATCTACCGAAGTATTATTGTTATCATCGGCAGTTTTGTAGGTTATTACTGGACCCTGTTCAAGTACTTGCCCATTAGCCGAATAGATTTTATAATACAAGGTATTAGCTTGCTTATAAAAACCAACCTGGAAAGTATCTGCACTACCAATTGGTTCTCCATATCCCTTGGTTACTAATCCAAAACTATAGGTAGTACTACCTGATTTGAAAGTAATCAGAGCAGAGGGTTTAGCCGAGTCGGGTACAGCAGAAGCAACTGAAATCCCATCTTCTGAATCTTTAGCTTTTCTTGCCGCAGCCTGAGAAGCAGTTACTGTACCTTGAGCAGCTCCCTTGCCAAGTACTCGAATAACACGAAGCTTAGAACCACCCTGCAAAGCCTTTTCGATATTTGATACAGAACCATCTGGTACAATTTCAGAACCATAGATTCTTTGGAACTGAGAGAAAGTAGAGATGGTTTCTGAGGGGTCATCGTATGGGCCCTTAATAGTTCTAGCCAATACACAAGAAACTCCTAACATGGGAGTAGTTTGAAGAACATTGTTGTTCTTAAACTTAAAGTCAATGTGAGGTGAAGTTGGCATAATTCTATTGTGATTAAAGTTAATTACTTGTTTAATTTATACCCTAGAGTATTGTACCTATGCCTTAGGTACTTTTAACTCTAACATTTCATTTTCGTTTTGTTCTAACAATCCAATAAGAACTGATATATCCTTGATGGGTGTAAGAGTACCTTCTCCCAAAGCTTTTTCTGGAAGAATACCGTCTTTACATACATAAGTGTATACCTTCTCAAGTATACCATGTTCTACATCTGGATGGTCATAATAATTACCAATCTCAATGAATAGGTTTCCGGTGGGAGCAAGCCTGCCCTTTTCCCATTCCTCTAAGTCATTGAAGTATGGTCTCACGTATCCTCTAGCAGGTAAGCTAGTATATAAGATTGTATGTAGTAATCTCATATCTGCTTGAGTTTGAGAAACTAGATGTACATCTATGGTAATATCTTTGGTTTCATAAGGAAACTCTGAAGCTTGGTAATTACCGTCTTCAAGTCTATCACCAATAATGTATTTATTCACACCAATATCCCCAGCATAATAACCCTGTAATTCTAGGGTTATTCTTGGGAGAGTTTTAGGGCCTTTCACTTGATTATTCCCGATACCAAATAGAGGTATAAACTTCTTCATATTCTTAATCGCCTCTTGAAATCTTTTTTCGTTTTCTTGAGACAAAGGTAAGAAGTCTTCTGGATTCAAAGTTAGACCCATTTCTAACATTGTACTAAGTAGAGAGATATAAAAAGTTCTTTCTACTATTTCTTCTGAGTTTACCATTAAAATCCTAATCTAATATCTAATTGAACACTCTGATTGCCATTGTCATTTATAATCCCATTATAAGTTACCTGAATACCTCCAAAACCACTCATTAGGGTTTGTAAATGACCAACACAATTTAATTCACTAACCCATTGAGTAGCAATATTAGATGGGTAATCAGTAAGCCATACTTTAAATGGTATGGGGTCTGAACCAACTCCTATACCCGGGAGTTGACCCTCTATTGTCTTACTTATATCGGTTATCTTAAATTGTTTTATAAATTTAGCAACTTGAATACCGTTGATAAGGTAGTACTGATAACCCTTTACATTATTAATCTGAGCAGTACTAGTATTTTGACCAAGGTTTGGGAATGGTATATTCGGAGTTGGTTCAAAGCCATACTTAGTAGTTCTAATACCTGGAGATTGAGTTATATTTAAAACTATCTCTGGGTTAGGTTCTTGCTGTGAGATAATCTTAACCGTAGTAGTTCTTTCTAATGGGTCATAGTTACTTGGGTTGTGAACTTGATTAGTAGATTTAGTTTTGATAATAAGCTTACCTGTAGTATTAGCTTCCCCAATTTCTTGGGTTACCTCTAACCAATCGGATGAGCTTTCTAATTTCCAATCTACAGCACGGTATTCATCTTGAGGCTCATTATTTATAAACTTCTGTTGGTAACTATATACCCCTATTTCTAGAGTCTCACCCCTTTTAGTACCATCGAAAGTATGGGAAGTAGTTTCCGGAGTGATACTAAAATAAGTTCCCCAGGTCTCTACTATTTTAGGGGCAGCCTTTTGTATCAGAGTTACTTCCCTTTCTACACCCCGAACTACTACCTTGAGGACCTGCTCTTTTAAGGTCTGTTCTGTATTTACTGCTTTCGGTTTTACACGAATGGTAGCAGTACCAGTTCCTGATAGTGAAGATATTTCAAAATCTACTGCCATTATATAATCCTCCTTATTTCTTTTCTAACTTCATTACGTATTTCCTTTTGTAAGGCAGCTTTTCCACCAGCAGCCTTAAATGCAGGAGCCCAGAGAGGACGAGGCGGTAAATTACCATCTCTACTACCATACTCTAACATGATAGCTATCTGATTCAAAGTTTTTCTTGAAGTCTTACCAGTATAAGTAATCTTCTTGATTCCAATTGGTAAACCAACGAAAGTTCTTTTCTTACCTTTTACTAAGGTAACTGACCTGGCATATTGTCCAGTAAGATTTAGCATGGTATGGTCTCCATATTTCTTTATGGTACCAGGAGCATGTGGTGGCCAAGATACTCCGGAACCCCTTGGAGGTACACCAGTATTCAAACTTCGTCTTACTATACGAAGAAGTTGATTACCAAACTTTTCTGTACCTTTCGCATAACCCTTAGTTAAGATACTTGGAGTTTTAGCAATCAACCTTTCTGCACGAGCTTGTTCTCGTTTATCTACGTATATTTCTAGAGGACCAATTGGAGTCGATAGTGTAATATTAACCGACTTACTTGGCATAATTCTTATTATTGTTTAGGTTTGTCTAATCCCAATTCTTGAGCAATCCTTAATAAAAGGGTTTCTTGGTTAGTTAACCTCTCATTCATGGATAACTTAAATTCTTCGAAATCTGGAGCAGAATTACGAGGTGATTCTGAACGATTATTAATTAAACCAAGAATATTATCGCATTCAGAAACAACTGCCTCAAATTTGGCTTTGTTATTTAAAATATTTAAAGCATTCTGTTTCTGCATTGATACCTCATTAATGATATTATCTAGATTGGTCGTATAATAGGTACCATTATAAATACCTTCATTTACATTAGTTGGTAAATAAATGGTAATTTGAGATATTGAATCTTGTATCACTAATTCGATACTGTTAACAAAACCTTCTTTACCATTTGAGGCCATTGGTTTACTTTCGCCAACTTTTAAAACTCTTGCTTGGTCAAAGATTGGATAACCAGACCGACGATCTTTCTCTAAGGTGAAAATCATATCACCCTTTTGTACTTTCTGAAAAATCAATTCTTCCATAATCATTTTCTATTTATTAAGTTTAAACCGAATGATACTGCACCTGGATTCTTCTGCATGAAGTCTACCAGTTCTAGAAATTGATAGTATCCAAATTGATTAATGAGTACCTGAGCTTTGTTTGCTACTTCTTGAGCAACCTCTATATTTGGAGCAGGTAATGCTAGTTGTATCTTAAATTCGGTGAGTTGTTCTTGTTGTTCCATAATTCATACTGGTGTTGTATATAACCTATGATATACTAAATACATAATCATAGGTTATAGTTGCAGCACTCTGGTTAATATTAAGTATTATCTTCTCACCAGATCCTGATTGAGTTACTGTTACTGTAGCAGATCTTGATGATTCTTCGATATTCTCTGAAGCTTTACTTGATACCGTCTTACCACTAACTGTAACGGAAGACCAAGAGGGAGTACCAGACAAATTTACACCTACATCATAAACATCTGAAGTTTCGGAACCATTAATTACTTTTTTCTTATAGGATATAAAAATCTTAGATAAAGTATCCCCTGAAGCAGCATGGTGAATGGATTCACTTGCACCAGCAGCACCATCCCAATAAAAGTAGTAATTATAACTTACACTAGCACCACCCTGAGTAATATCTACATAATCAGAAGCCCCCTCATAGTTAGCAAAGACTCTAATAGACCTACTACTTGTACTGGTATTCTCAGAAGCCCTAAGTGTAGTACCTGATAGACTAAATCCTGAGGTACCATTGGTACCTAAACTTGGAGTAGCACTATCAGAGCCATCCCTTGTATTTGAACCTGAGGTATAGTTAGCATACCTGGGTCTACTTGCACTGGGGTACAAAGTTACACTACCTCCAGTATTACTGATGGTATAAGAACTTGCCATTAAGCTTACACTCCAAGAACCATAGGTATACCCAGTAAATTCGTTTGCTGCCTGGTATACTGGTACACTTACAGATTTGGTTTTACCATTTAGTGATAAGGTACCAGTAAGGGTTCCTACCTGGGTTCTAGATTTAACCGTAGTTCCCAAAGAACCTGCACTAACTGCAGTACCATAACTAATGCTAGCACCGCTTGTAATTGTGCCACCTCCAGTTGTAGAACCATTCCATCCCCAAGTTTGAGAATATGAGGGCATAGTAGAGAATGAACTTCTAGTACCTCCACTTGCAGGGATATCTGTTACTGCACCTCCACTTGCTGTAATCTCACTGTAGCTTTTATAACCTGCTGATTGAGAACAACTGATAGTTGCCTCCCTATTAGTTTCAGCTTGGGTTAAGGTTACCGTACCACTTCGTGTACTGGTAGAAGTATTATTACCCATAGTTACAGAAGTACCACTTCCAGATACACTACCAGAGTTGGCTCTAGTATAAGTTAAAGCAATTTGGTTACCATAATTATGCCCATTTCTCAATTCTTGCTTGTAAGAAGTAACGGTAAAGGTTTTAGTACCTCCTGTAGCCCCAAATGACATAGAGGTAGGTGATACACTCCAACCATAACTCCAAGATTGAGAAGCTGCAGCTTGATTAAAAGTTACTTTAAAAGTTTTACCAGATTCGCTCTGTGTAACAAGAGTATTGGAATCTGACCGAGAGGTTAATCCCAGATTCTCTGAAGCAGTCCAAGGAGGTACTTGATTACCGTGATTAGTTACCCATGTAGGTGTATTACTAATAATATAATTTACAGTAACTTCAGCTCCATTAGCTACTCCATCCCAATATTTCTGTTTCGTAGAAATAAAACCAAAACCCTGATTAGAAGAGCTGGGGTTACCCAAAGCATCAAAGCTTATACTACTGTATCTAGAAGTAAATGTATACTTATAGGTTACCTTATGAATATCTTCGAGTTTGACACATTCGTTGTTTCCATAGGAACTGGCATTGGATAGTTCCAACCCCACATAATTCTCCCCGGTTCCTGTCGAGGAGAGTGCTAACAATTCAGCCTTGGTAGGGCAGTCATTTCCTGTCTTACCAAGGCCTACTTTAGTTTTGACAGCACTCCAGGTTGCTATCTCTCCCATGATTATTTATTTTTAAGTTCTTGAATCTCAGCCTTCAAAGCCTTAATCTCATCGTAGAGAAGTTTAATACCTTCAATTGCCAAAGTTGACATCTTGTGATATTTAACTTGTTTTACGAGTACATACTCTTCCCCATTGATTTCCAAAGTTTCGAATTCCTCTGGATTAGGTACTGTAGATTTCTCTACTGGAACTTCCTCTACATATTTACCAAATCCCAATCCCTCAAGATTCTGAGCAATAGTTCCCTCGTCCTCTTTACCAAGCATTTCGAATGACTTAGTTGGTATCTGGCAAATCTGTTCCAGAGTATGATTCAAATCCTTAATATTAGATTTGAGTCGAACATCTGAAGATTCTTTGAAGAAACCAGAAGGAGCCGTGGTCTTAGCAAATACTACCTGGTCGGTAGTTGCCAATCCCAATTGAGCTCTAGTTACTGTATGAGGATTATCCTTTCTACCTGCATGGTTATTGATAGAAGTTTGAGCAGCAGTACCTGCAGCCTTAGCATCGGCAATAGCAGCAGCCTGAGCAGTAGATACTGGCTTATTTGCATCCGAAGTATTGGAAGCATTACCCAAACCAACCTGGGATTTGGTAACTTCATGAGGATTAGATTTATTGGCAATATGGTTATTTACCTTAGTTTCCAATGCAGTTACATCTGAACCAGTATCGGCAATCAAATCGTCAACGTAAGTTTTCAATTCTGTACGAAGAGCATTGATAGCATTAGTTCTATTGGTAATCTCATTTGCCAACCCCTGTACCGTATTATCCAAGTTAGTCTTATCAGCTGCAGTCATTACACCTGCAGTAGTCTTAGTTGCTGCTGGTATGGTGACATTCACATCTGTACCTCTACTATATGAGCCCTCTTCGGTATTCTTTACCCATCTAAAATACTTTAATCCGAGATTATTCGTATTTTGGGTAACACTGTTTATTACCGTCATTATCTCCTGAGGTAAACTATTGATTAGTTTATCATGCTCATTATCTTTTGCAATACGAGCCTCTTGTTCATCCTCTATGGCTTTCGGTAGGGTTTGATTAAGTTTTATTACACTTTCTGCCTCCATCAAACCGGCTTCTTGAGTAGTGGCTGGAGTTAGAGGGATTACCATCCCATCGGGTTTATCAATGTAATGCCCTTGACCATCCGTAGCAGAATAGTTACATAAGATAATAATATTACGCTTATTTTTGTTAGCTATTGAAACCTTACTAATTAAATTTTTAGGCATGCTAGATACCACATCCTCAAGATGCTTACCTCTACTACCTTCGAAAGCAGTACCTGCGATTTCCCCAATGATAAGAGACGAAGTATTACTGTCTACGAATTTAGTACCTGACCAACGGAATTGGTATGGAGGTTCACCATCGGCAACATTTATATAAATCTTACCAGATTCTCCAACTACGGGAGTTTGGTGACCTGCATCCGTATACAATTGAACATTAGTAAGACCTCCAGTGGGGCTTACATCATAGGTAGCATATACTTCAAGTACATCATCTACATATGAAGGCAAATGGTTAGCAGGTACTAACCCATTCCCATCCAATGGAGCAAAGCCATCAGCCTTACCCTTAGTTGCTACAAAGGCATCATGCTTAGCTTCTAGAGCGTTAATGTTATTCTGCAGTTTATTATCAAGGTCAGTGTCTGCCTCAGTTCTATCAGCAATCTCTTTATCAATCCTTGCACCCAATGCAGTATCAGCAGAAGTACGAGCAGTTGCTTCATCGTTTACAGCTTTAGTAAACTTGGTATCTAAAGCAGTATCTGCAGCTTTTCTATCAGCTACTTCTTGAGCAAGAGCGGCTTCTGATTTACCTTCCAAAGCTTCGATAGCATCTTTACGGTCCTGAACCTCTTGAGCAATATCATTGGGTAATGTCTCATCCAGATTAACTTTATCTTGGGCGGTCATTACACCAGCTTTCTCTGTAGTAGCTGCTGGGATATAAGTAGTCTTATAATCTTCAGGCTCATGAGTATAAATACCCTCTTCTTTTTTAGAAGAGAAATTATGAGTTAAAGTAACATGACTGCTTTGTTGACCTACCTCAACTGGTTTATCACCAGATAAGATAATAATATTATCTGGTATAGAATCAAACAGCTTCTTATCTGCTGCAGTTTGTACACCAGCTTTCTCTGCAGTAGAGGCAGGCAATGTAATAGGATTCTGTTCTACTGTACCATCTTCAACTACGGTCTTAGTAGCAGCTATGCCAACAGTAGTTTCATTGGGAGTTACTGCACCAAGAGCAAAGTTAGCCGTAGAGATTCTATCTAACTCAACCTTATCCTTAGCAGTCATCGTACCAGCCTTAGTAGCCGATACCTGAGGCAAATCGAAAGTTTCGGTAGTATCAGCATTCAAACCGTTATCCTTAGTTACGGTTACTGTTACCTTATTAGCATCAGAAGCTGCAGAGATATCAGTTAAAGAATTTGGGTCTAACCCATCTAACTTAACCTTGTCTGCAGCAGACATAACTCCAGCAAGAGTTTGAGTTACCGGAAGTAAATTCTTGGTAGCTTCTACTTCTTCACCATATTGGTTATTTGCCTTATCCTTGGTTGAAGTCTTTACTTTGAAAGAAAGCTGAGTACCTGTTCGGGTTACAGTACTAACATCGGTAACCATGGTATCAGGCAAAGCATCAGAAGTACCTTCTTCAGCTACCAGTCTTTCTTCATGGTCATCGGTAATGTTAGTGAACTTATTATCTAAGGCAGTATCAGCATCGGTTCTGTCCTGAATTTCTTTATCGATACGTTTACCCAAAGCTGTATCGGCAGCAATACGGGCAGCTTCTTCTGCATCGATGTTATCCTGGAGAACTTTATCTGCGGCCTTTCTTTCCTCTCTCTCTGTATTTAAGTCAGAAGTATTCTGGTCAATCTTTGCTTCTAATCGAATATCCTCAGCCTTACGAGCAGCGATTTCATTATTCAGCAAATCGGTAATGGCAGTATAGTTACCATTAATGTTATCCTGAATACCCTGAATCAATTCCAGATTACGTTGAATATTGGCAGCATTCTGAGTTACCAGAGCATTGGTAGCATTCAAGGAAGTTAACAGCTCCGTACGAGTTTCAGTTACAAAAGTTCTCAACTCATTTACCGTAGTAGTAAGTGTAGTACTTAAGTTAGTGAAAGACTGTTGTAGGGTATTATCCCCTTGTTCACGCAGATTCTTTTCGGCAGTAAGCTTATTCTCCAACTCGGTAAGCTTAGCAGTCATTGTAGTTGCAAAGTTGGGGTCATCTCCAAGAGCCTTAGCAATCTCTGCCAAAGTGTCAAGTACTTCTGGAGCAGAGCCAATAATTTTTTGAATTGCTGACTCTACTTGTTCAGCACTCTGGAAACCTGAATCGTTTAACAACTCAGATACCTTTGTGATATAGTTAGCATGTTCCTCAATGCCATCCAACTTAGCAAAGAGTAAATCAGTAAAGTCATTTGAAGAAAGTACCTTACCGTCTACCTTATCTACCTTCTTAGAATCTAAGGCTTGGTCAGCAGCAATTCTGTCTGCCTTCTCTTGAGCCAAAGCATTATTGATAAGGGTATCTTGGTTAGCTCTTTCTGTAGCTTCCTTATCGATGTTATTCTGTAATTCAGTATCACCAGCTAATCGGTCATTCTTTTCGGTAAGGATATCTTTGCTGATACCAGCCATATCATCTTTATGATTCTGAAGGTTGGTATCAATCTTGGCCTCAAGAGAAGTCTCTTTGGCAATTGCTCGGTCTTTCTCTGCATTAATAGCAGTAGTATTAGCATTTACCTTTGCTTTTAATTCATTCATAGCATCGGTATTACCTGCCTCTAGAGAATCAATACGAACTCCCAAAGCATTATCACCGGCAATACGATTTTCCTTTTCTTGTTCAAGCTTAGTGTTAAGATTAGCCACCTCGGATTCCAAAGCCTGCTTAGTATTATCCAACTTAGCAGTGAACTCAGTACTCAAGGCTTTATCAGCTGCAGTACGGTCTGCTACTTCTTTATCCAAATTTACCTGAAGAACTTGGTCTGCAGCTTTTCTTTCTACACTCTCAGTATTAAGGTCAATATTGAGAGTATCGATACGAGAACTCAAAGCACTGTCGGCATTCGTACGGTCAACGATTTCTTCGTTAATCATATCCTTAACTTCCTTGTAGTTATCACCTACAGTCTTAGTTAAGTTTGTGATTGCCTCTGAATTTCTTTCTATATTATGTTGATTAGTAGCGATTGCCGTAGTATTGGCATTTACCTGCTCAGTAAGCTCATTACGCAAAGTATTGATAGACTCTTGCATACTCAAAGCCAAGTCTGAGATACGCTGGTTAACGTTAGCCAGACTTTGAGTATATGCTTCATCAGCAGTCTTTCTTTCGGCAATCTCCTTATCCAAGTTAGCCTGAATTACTGCATCGGCATCTTTACGGTCTTGGATTTCCTTATTAAGGTTATCTCTTACAACTCCGAGTGCAGCATCTCCAGTAGCAGACTTATTGTCTACGTATTCTTTCAGTTTAGTTTCAAGGGCAGTATCTGCATCCTTACGAGCTTGAACTTCAGCAGCTACTTCAGCACTGTTTGCCTCATCCCCTGCAATACGGTCTTCGATTTCTTGGTTAACCTGTTCTGTAATTGCAGCCAACTTCCTAGTGATAGTAGTTGCAAAGTTGGGGTCATTTCCAAGGGCATCAGCAATTTCCTTAAGGGTATCAAGTACTTCAGGTGCTGAACCAATAATCTTTTGGATAGCCGCATTTACTTCCTCTTCAGTTTGGAAACCGGCATCATTGATAAGCTGAGAGAGATGGGTAATATAGTTTGCCTTTTCTTCGATGCCATCAAGTTTAGCTTTGAGTATATCGGTAAAGTCGTTCTTAGTCAAAGAATAACCTTCACGTTTATCTACCTTCTTAGCATCAAGGTCTTTATCACCTTTTTCTCTAGCAGCAGCCTCGGCAGCAATGGCATTAAGTAATTGTTCTTTGTCTTCTATACCCTGCTCTTTTATATCCTCAATTTTATGTTCGAGAACTAAATCCTGAGCAGCACGAGCAGTAGCCTCTGAATCTATATTGTTCTGTAATATCTGGTCTGCAGCAGTACGTGCTTGAGCTTCTTGGTCAATTTTACCTTGAAGAGCATTGTCTGCATTAGTACGGTCTGTTACCTCTTTAGAGATTTCGTTGTGAAGAACTTGGTCCTCAGAATGACGGTCTACCTTCTCTTGGTCAATCTTACCCTGAAGAGCTAAAGTATCAGCCTGGCGATTAGTGATTTCTTCATTAATCTTAGAATCCAGTACGGTATCTGCATTGGTACGATTTGCAGTTTCTTCGGCAATCTTTGCCTCGAGTGCGGCCTTATCATTGATATGAAGAGTCTTAAGGTTATTTACACTTTCCTTAATCTCATTATCGGCAGCGATACGTTCATCTTTTTCCTTTTGAATAAGGTCCTTGAGTTCTTTCTCAAGTTCACCATTATCTTGATTTACCTTATCTTCAAGGTCTTTGATGTCTTCAGCATTCTTATCTACCTTCTTCTCAACTCGGTCGATTTCAGCTTTTAAGTCTGCCTTAACGGTATCAATCTTCTTATTGATTTGGTCTAACCCATATTCTAGGTTATCCTGAACTGCAGCTACTGCAGCACCCAGAGCAGCTTCGGCTTCCTTAGCACGATTAACCTCTTCGGTTAAAGCAGTACGAAGGTCGGTTAATTTATTAGTGATAGTAGTTGCAAAGTTGGGGTCATTACCCAATGCTTCTGCCAACTCTTTAAGAGTATCAAGGGCATCATCAGCACCATCAACCAAATCACTAATCATCTGTTTAACTTCTTCCTCAGTTTGATATTTCAAATCATTCTCAAGCTGAGAAACTTTAGTGATATAGTTTGCATGTTCTTCGATGCCATCAAGTTTAGCCTTCAACTCATCTGTAAAATCATTTTTCGATAAGTCGTATCCTTCTTTCTTATCTACCTTATTCTTGATAGAAAGTACGAAGGCCCAGAACTCATTTATGGTTCCTCCAAAGCCAGCTTTAACAAAGTCATCATAGTAACCCTGTAATAACCGCTGGTCTATTTCTTCGCAGGTATAATACTTACTTACATACATATTTTATAAAATTTAAGGATTAATTACTGCACGTTGACGACCCAGTAAGAATTCAGAATCGATATCCCTGAATGGTTCTCCCTCTGAACCACAGAAGGCATTCATTGGTACATCCGGATTTTCGGGGTCTACATCTCCACCGTCCTCAATATCTCCCCGTATGCAAGCATAATCAGGAAGCCTATTTACACGGAACTTTATTACCTGGCCTATACCAGGATGAGGTATTATTTTATCCCAGATATCCCCGAAGTAATCTTGAAAGCAGGTGACAAATTTGTTTCCGGTCATCGATTGAAATGCCGTTACATCATTGCCATTACCTTTCATTTCAATATGAACTCCAGAGGTACCATTGAGGATAACCAGATTACTATCAAACCAAATTCCACTGTTTGTAGTAATTGGTGTCCACCTCAGTACTAACATCTTTGCCATATACTTTATTTTTATTCTACAAATTCAACTTTGGTATCTCGGTCTCTCTTTAGGATAATCATGAAAACTAAAGCCTCATCCTTTGCCTGAGCAGTCTGAGTATCTCCAGAAGGCTTATACGTTATACCATTAATTACAAACCTATCTTGTTCCCAATTAAAATCCCAATAACCTTCCGGTGTAAGATAACCGATTTGTTCTATATAAGATTTAGAAATTAGTATTGATAAGTTTTCATCATCCAATTCTCCTGAAATAGTTGCCTTATTGATAGGCCAGTTTCTGAAAGCATTGTAGTAACATAATGCCTCGATTTGGATGTTATAATATTTAGGTATACTGTCTTCGGCATGACTGAGAAGCTGATTAACATGTTTGGCCCAGGTTATGGATTGCCTACCAGCATCCCAATCTAAGAAGTCAGTGATAATTTTCTTGTATCTATCCCAAGAGCGGTTCTTTACCATTCTCCAGGGTTCTTTTGTCATAACTTAGTTAGAATTGATTTCTTACCACCTTTCACTGGAGCACTTGGATTTGGCCCATCTAATACTCCAGGTTGCCTTCTGTTAACTACTTTTGGGACTACGGTTCTAAATACTTCATCACAGAACGGTAAGTAGATTTCCAATCGTGAAGCTAACATACAAAGGTTCTTCCTTAATTCATCTATTAATCCACCTGGTTGCATTGCTTGAGAAAGTGTTTTCCATAGGGAACTTGTAGCATCTGCCAAGGTATCATAATATTGCACTTCAGTAGGCCCAGTAGTGATTTGTTTTATCCTATCACCTCGGGCAAGTTCGGGTTTAGAAGTACCATCACCAGTTTGTTCTTTGGTAGAGGTTAATTGACTTAGGTATTCTGAAGTACTTGTTAATAAATTAAGTATCTTCACATTGAGAAAGTCCCATGCTGCCAATTCCATTATTAATTGATTTTCTAGTGCTTCATACCATAATTCATCAGTATACTTATCTGCAGGAATTAAGTGATTTACTAGAGGACCAATATAATATTGCCATTTGGTGATGTAGATAGATTTATCTTCCCTGGTCATTCCCTCTGATATCTCTGAAGGAATATAGTGGTCGATTAAGTTATATATTGTATCGGCTAATGCCGTATGACCATAATCACAAACTACCAGAGTCTTATCTACGGTGATATCTAAACCATTAGAGTTGGTTACATGTAGGGTTACTGTATAGAAACCGGGAGTTTCATAAGAATAGGAAACATGTCTTCCACCATTGAAAACCTCTCCCTTATCATCGCCAAAGTCCCAGTCAAAAATGGATTTGGCCGGGACTTTGGATATGACTCTGAATGAAACTTCCAGACCTGACGTAACGTACAAAAAGTCCAGATTGTTATTCATATTAGTCTGTCTTATGTAATTTTCATATATTACCCTTTAGAAGAGGATTCGAATTCTTCCAGCAAAGCCTGAATAAGTGTTTCTACTGTATCATCTTTCTCGGCAACGATTTCATGAAGACCTGCTACCAGTTTCAGTTCTTCCAGGGAATAGCCCTTTGCAAGTTTTTCAAGAGTCATGCCTTTCTTGAACTGAGCATTCAGTCTCTTATCCAACTTTTCGATGTCGGCCTCTGAATACTTTTCGATTTCTGATTTATCAGCAAGGATAATCAGATGGCCAGAGGCAATTGCCTTCTGAATCTTTGGTGCACGGAATTGACGACGAGAGAGTTCCTTGTCTTCTCCTCTACAAACGGTAATACCAGTTGATTGGTCATGAAAACTGTAAGCTCTTGGTCCCACAGTTACTGTATATTTATCTTTAGCCATATTTCCTAAGATTTAAAAATGATTAAAGAGAGGGTAGGTCTTTTTAGTTACCTACCCTCTCAGGGAATTTATATAGATGAAACCGGACGTCCCTTATTATTCGAGGTTAACCATCAAATATGGGTCTACGTTCATGAACTCGGGGAATCCGAATTCTGAGAACTTCTTGTCAGCAGCCAGCAACAGAGTTGCATCCTGGTACATCTTAGAGAAGCCAGTAGTCAAGCTTGCATAGATTGCCTGGGTCTGGTTAGAAACGATTCTTTCAGATTCAAGCATCAACTGACGAGCAGTAAGCTTAATCAAGGCAGCAGATGTATCAATCAACAGCAACTGTTGGTCGGGTGTACCCGGGTGAATGTAGAAGTCAGCATTCTTGGGAACAGGAGACTTAACATTCAGAGTAGCTTCTGTAGTACCAGAGTGACGATCTTTGAATTCCGGCAAGTTCAGCATTTCGATTGCCTGGTCTTCACCACCAATCATAGT